GAAAGTGGAGTCACAATTGGTATAGGATACGATTTAGGTTATAATACATCATATCAATTTGCAGAAGATTGGAAAGGTATTCTTGATACTCAACCTTATATTCGTTTACTTCAGCATCTTGGAAAGAAATCAACCAACGCAAAAGCCGCTATTGCAAGCGTCAAAGATATTGAAATTTCATGGGAAGCGGCGGAAATTGTTTTTAAAAAGAATACATTACCTCGCTTTATAAACGAAACAAAAAAAGCTTTTCCAGGCGTTGAAAAATTACACCCAGATGCGTTCGGTGCACTTGTTAGTTTAGTATTCAATCGAGGAGGAAGTACAACTGGCCCGTCTCGTTTAGAAATGTTAAACATTAAGAAGGCTATTATAAGTGATCGTAATGATATCTATAATTATATTGCTGCTCAAATTATTGCTATGAAACGCTTATGGGTTAATAAAGGTTTAGATGGACTTTTAGTTAGAAGAAATGAAGAATCTGCTCTTGTAAAATCTTGTATGTAATGTAAATACTTGCATGTCGAGTATATTCATACAGATAGCATCTTACAGAGACCCTGAACTTAAAAACACTCTACGAGATTGTTTAGCTAATGCTAAGTATCCTGAGAACTTAGTTTTTTGTATTTGCTGGCAGCATGACGAAACTGAAGATTTAGATGAGTATAAAGATGATTCTAGATTTAAGATTTTAGATATACCTTACCAAGACAGTAAAGGTGCGTGTTGGGCTCGTAATATGATACAACAGCATTATAATAATGAGACATACACTCTTCAACTTGATAGTCATCATAAATTTATAAAAGATTGGGATCAAGAATTAATTGATATACTCGAAGACTTAAAAACTAAAGGTCATAAAAAACCATTACTTACAGGTTATATACCTAGTTATGATCCTGATAATGATCCTAAAGGTCGTAGTAAAGAGCCTTGGTTAATGAATTTTGATAGATTCATACCAGAGGGTGCTGTCTTTTTCTTACCTGCTTCCATACCTCGAGAACACCGCACACAACCTGTTCCGGCTCGTTTTTATTCAGCTCATTTTTGTTTTACGGATGGTATATTTTGTAAAGAGGTTCCTCATGATCCTGAATATTATTTTCATGGGGAGGAGATCTCTATTGCTGTAAGAGCATTTACATGGGGATACGATCTTTTTCATACACATAAAATTATAGCATGGCACGAATATACAAGAAAAGGTAGAACAAAGCATTGGGATGATGATAAGAGCTGGGGTAAGAAAAACATTAGCTGTCATTTACGTAACCGTAAATTGTTTGAGATGGATGGTGAGAAACGCGATATAGATTTCGGTATATATGGCTTTGGTAGTGTTCGTAGTTTACAGGATTACGAAAGGTATGCAGGTATTAGTTTTAAAAAGAGAGCTATACAGCAACATACACTGGATAATAAACTACCACCTAACCCACAGTATAGTACTGAAGAGGAGTATGAAGAATCCTTTCTAAGTATTTTTAAGCACTGTATAGATGTTGGATATGATAGAGTACCAGAAGAGGATTACGAGTTTTGGGTTGTTGCTTTTCACGATGCTAATGATAATACACTACATAGGCAAGATGTAGATAAAAAGCAAATACAAAGGTTAATGAATGATCCTGATAAATACTGTAAGATTTGGAGAGAGTTTCAAACTAAAGAGACACCTCATCATTGGGTTGTATGGCCATTCTCTACTTCTAAAGGTTGGTGTGAAAAAATAACAGGTAATTTATGAGCTTAGAAAGTATTAAAAAATATTTTGAACCAAAATCTGTTTTAGATATTGGTTCGAATGTTGGTCAATTTTATAATGAAATTAAACTTATATTCCCAAACGCTTATTATTATTTAGTAGAGGCTAGTGAAAGTTGTGAATTAGTATTGGAAACATTAAATGTTGACTATTCTATCTGTTTATTAAGTGATTATGAAAAAGAGGTTGATTTTTACATTAGAAAAAATGAACCAAGATGTACAGGTAATTCAATATACCGTGAAAATACATCTTTTTATGATGATGACCAAATTCTTATAGAAAAAAGACAAACTAAAACTCTTTCTAATCTTTTAAACAATCAAATATTTGATTTAATTAAAATTGATGTTCAGGGTTCTGAAATTGATATTATAAATGGTGGGTTAGATATTATTAAAGAAGCAAAAGGTATTTTAATGGAAGTATCTTTAATAGAATATAACCAAAACTCTCCCGCAAAAGATTTTGTTTATGAGTATATGGATAACTTGGGGTTTATCCCTGTTGAACTTATCGGAAACATAAATCATCCTTTGACTTACGAATTAATTCAACAAGATATATTATTCTTAAATAAAAAATATGATAACACATTGGCAATATAATGATTCTGTTGGGAACCTAACCAGTAATGTAAAAAAAATAATATCAGACAATAACTATAAAACAATTGATATCGGAGCTGCTTTAAACTTTTGGTCTTATCCGGAATGTAGATTTGTTGCTGACATTGTTAAAATAGAACAAGAAGGTGTTAAATTTTTTGATTTTAACATTCAAAATAAAAACACTTGGACTGAATTGTTAGACTACGTTGATAAACATGGTAAGTTTGATTATAGTATATGTTCACACACATTAGAAGATGTTATAACACCAACTGATTTATTAGAATTACTACCTAAAATATCTAGAAAGGGTTATATTGCAATTCCATCAAAATATAATGAATTTATGTTCTTATGGGGCAACAAATATAGAGGTAATGCCCACCATAAACAAATTATTGATGTTAAGGATGATATGATTTGTATATACCCAAAATATCCATTTATTGAGGTTTTTGAAGATACTAATAAAGTTTTAGAAAATAATTTAGGTAATGAACTTGTTGTTTTTTGGGATAGCACAATACCGTATAAGTTTTTTGCTCAAGACTATATCTTCCGCTGTGATGGTGATTTAATCAGAGAATTTTATATACAACTATCAGGTAATTAATATGGAAAATGTCGCTTTAATAACTTCTTTGTTTGATTATCCCGAATATTATAAACCGTCTTTTTATAAGAACGCTTTAAAATATTTTTCACCTGAAGATATTCATGTTGTGAGAAACTCAGGGTTAATTACAAATGGTTCTTATTATGATAAATTGTTTTTTTACAAAACAGTAAAAGTCTTAGAATATATTGAATCTCATATTGTAGGGAAATACGACTATGTTTTATTTTTAGATGCTACAGATACCAATTTTATTAAATCACCAGAAGGAATAGTAGAAAACTTTAAATCTTTAAATAGTAGTATTATTATGGGAGCGGAAAGGGGATTATGGCCTCCAACAAACTATACTCAGTTATACGAAAACAAACGAGCCATTAATGATAGTAAGTATTTAAATTCTGGTACTTATTTTGGGTACACAGATAAAATTGTAAACCACTTAAAAGATATTATTGAAAAAGAATATCAGACAGGTATTGATGACCAAGGTAGGTGGACTATTCAATATCTACTTAATGATGATATTATTATTGACCAAGAACGTGAATTCTTTTTTAGTACATTAGATACCAAAGATAGTGTTAAGATAGAAGGTAAGAACGTTACACTTTTAGGATTGGATGCTTGTATTATACACGACAACGGTCCTCATACTGAATATACAATTAAACTAACAAGCATTTTGAATGAAACCAGTTAATATTGAAAGACAGGAGTATAAACCTTCGAGTTATGCGTTTTGTACAATAGCTATAGGTGAGGAATATCTACAAAGTGCGATAAATTTTGCAAATAAATTAAATGAGTTTTCTGATGAACATCATTATGTTATTATTACAAAAGGAGATACACCAGCAATTCAAAATACAACTTTTGTTCAGATACCTATAAATCAACCATTATTTATACAAAATATTTTCAATTATAATTTAAAATATTTACCAATCAAAATATCCTCTGAGTTAGGTTTTGAATATATTTTTTTTGTTGATTCTGACTGGAAATTAGAAAATGAGTTTTCAACAAAAAAAATAAACACAGTTATAAGTTTTATGGAAACTAATAATTATGATATGTTGTTTGAGAGACCGCATTCAATAGGCGAAGGTAAGCATGATAAAAATAATTGTTTTTGGAAGCATAAAAGAGATTTCTATAAGCTATTGGAAACCGATGAATATGATAAAGGTCACGTTGCAAATGAACAGTTTTTAGTTTTTAAAAATTCTGAAAAATTAAAAACATTTATTTCTTTTTGGGAGGAATTAACTTATAGTTCTACTGAATCAAACGTCTGGGCGTTTGCAGAGGGGGTGGAAATAGGTATGTCGTCAGCTAAGGCAAATTTAAATTGGTGTTATTATGGTTGGCAAGATATACTAAATAATTGCTTTAGTTTCGTTACTAAAGATGTTAAATATTATAAAAGATTTTAAAAATGAATATTAAAGAAAATATTACTAGGTTAACAGACCTAAAAGAAAATGATAGTTTATCAAGTTACATGAATCACACCGCCCAACAATCTCATAATGCATACGAGGTATTTTATGAATTTTTAAAAGAAGTAAAACCAAATCAAATTTTGGAGATTGGAACTGCTTTAGGAGGATTTACTAATTTTTTAAAACTGTGCATTGATGATTTAGGCTTATTAACTAAAATATTATCATATGATATATATGAAAGGCCCTGGTATAAAGATATGGTTAAGTCAGGTATTGATGTTAGAGTTGAGGATGTTTTTGATTTTGTAGCTCTAACGGTAAAACAAGAGGTTGTGGATTTTATTAAACAGGAGGGAATTACAATTGTGTTGTGTGATGGTGGGTGGAAGATTGGAGAATTTAAAATTCTTTCTGAACATATTAAACATGGAGATTTTATTTTAGCGCATGACTATGCTGAGAATAAACAAGTTTTTGAATCAAATATTATTGGTAAAATTTGGAATTGGCATGAAATACAAGATTCTGATATTAGAGAGGCGAGTGATAGAAATAATTTAGAAATTTATAAAAAAGAAACGTTTGAGAACGTTGCTTGGACATGTAGAGTAAAAAATAAGGTATGAATAAAATAACACTTGTAACAGGACTATGGGATATAGGTAGAGGTAATCTCGATGAGGGTTGGTCTCGTTCTTTTGAACACTACTTAGATAAATTTAAAGAGTTATTAAAGGTAGAGGAAAATTTAATTATATATGGTGATGAAGAGTTAAGAGTATTTGTTGAAGCGAATAGACCTGCTGATAAAACTCAATTTATATTGAGAGATTTGAGTTGGTTTAAGAATAATGAATACTTTAATACCATACAACGTATTAGAACTAATCCGGATTGGTATAATTTAGCTGGTTGGCTAAAAGATTCAACACAGGCAAAATTAGAGTTTTATAATCCTTTAGTTATGTCAAAAATGTTTTTATTAAATGACGCTAAATGTATGGACACGTTTGATTCAGAATATATGTTTTGGATTGATGCTGGTTTAGCTAATACTGTACATAGTGGCTATTTTACACATGATAAAGTATTTGATAAATTACCTAAATATATTTCTAAATTTTCTTTTGTATGTTTTCCTTACGAAGCAAATACAGAAGTTCATGGTTTTGAATACAATAAGCTAAATTCAATAGCGTGTGATAAAATTATAAGAGTAGCAAGAGGAGGGTTTTTTGGCGGACCTAAACACACAATATCAGATATAAACTCTCTTTATTATAATTTACTAATTAATACTCTTAATGATGGTTATATGGGTACTGAAGAGTCTTTATTTAGCATTTTATGTTATAAGCATTCAGACTTAATAAACTATTTTGATATAAAAGATAACGGATTTATTTCTACGTTTTTCGAAAATCTTAAAAATGATAAAGTAGAAGTTAAATCAGAGAGTAAAATTACAAAAATAAATAATTTAAATGTAAAACAAACATCTTTGTATGTATTAACATTTAATAGCCCTAAACAGTTTAGGAGATTGTTAGAATCTTTTAAGCAATATGATAAAAACTTCTTGGATCAACCACGTAAAATTTTATTAGACAATTCTACCGATAAAAAGACTTTGAAGGAATATAAAGCGTTATGTGCTGAGTATGGATTTGAACATATAAGAAAGAACAACCTCGGTATATGTGGTGGTAGACAATTTATTGCTGAACATTTTGATGAATCTGATTCAGATTATATGTTTTTCTTTGAGGATGATATGCTTTTTTATCTAGGTGAAGATGTTTGTAAAAATGGATTTAAAAGAATTGAAAACCAATTATATACTAAGTCTCTTGAAATAATAAACAAAGAGGATCTTGATTTCTTAAAATTAAACTTTAGTGAATTTTATGGTGATAACAGTACTCAATGGGCATGGTATAATGTACCACAAACTTTAAGGGAGCAATACTGGCCCGAAAAAAGCAAGCTACCTGTATCGGGATTAGATCCTAATGCTCCTAAAACTAACTTTAATACTATTAAATCCTATAAGAGATTACCGTACGCGTTAGGTGAAGTATATTATTGTAACTGGCCGCAAATTGTAAGTAAAGCAGGTAGTAAAAAAATGTTCTTGGATACTAAATGGACTCGACCGTATGAGCAAACATGGATGTCACACATGTTTCAACTTACAATCAAGAAAGAATTAGCTAGTGGTGTATTGTTATTAACTCCAACAGAGCACGATAGGTTTGATTTCTATAGTGCAACAGAAAGAAAAGAAAGTTGAGGTTTACTGTTGTAAAGTATTGCAGCGACGTTAAATAGTATTATGCTAAAAAGATTATCAGAGAATGAAATACAATTATGTGGTAAAGGTAATTGCTGCCCTATTATTACAAAGGTAGACGAAGATACATACGAGGTTCTTGACGATTACGGTAATAAAATTAAAGTGAAGAAGAGCGAGCTGGAGCTCGTAGCAGACGCTGTACGAGCTCTTGATAAGCCGAAAGAGGAAACTTTAATCTGTGGTTGATTTAGTACTACATACTATTTCATGTATCGGGCTATGTTTTATTCTAAAGTATGGCTCAATACTTTCTTATTTTAGAAATAAGCTCATTAAGAATGAGTATTTTAAAGAACTATTTTCTTGCTCACTCTGCTTAGGGTTTTGGGCAGGTATACTTACCGGTATACTAGGGCATTATAACCCTATCGTATTTGCTACTTATGGAGCTGCAGTGTGTTGGTATGCAGATCATATTCTAGATCTTATTATTTCGAAGTCTCAATAAATTGTAACAATTCGTGTAATTGTTCGCAAGCAAATCCCATCCCGCGATCTGCTGCATCTTGTAGTAGATCATTTAGTTTTTTCTTGAGTATACCAATAGGTATAATTCTCTCATCTTCTTCCTCAAATCTAGCTGTTGTTTGGTTCATGGAGTATGCAGTTCCCACATTACCGGGAACCGCTGTAGGTATTAATCCTTTCGTTCCGTAAGAATTTTTAGGTCCCCATACATCTTGTGAACCAGGTGAATAATTGTTATCAGCATATCGGTTATTTGTTAAATCGATTGCTTCGTATATTAATCCAATCTCATTAAACCCATATTTACTCATTGTGTATATTTAGTTGATTAACGCTAATAATATAGATATAATTATCTTATGCAGAAAAAAACGGTAAGTTATGAAAATATTGCTTTTATGGTAGATCAACTTGCTGAGCGCGTTAAAACTGATTACGATTATATTATTGGTATAGGTAGAGGTGGGCTCATACCAGCGACGATGTTGGGTTATAAGCTTAATAAGAAAGTATTAACGTTTGGAGTTAATACATATAATAATCAAGTTCAAGATGATAATTATATTGTATATCAACAGCCTAATTTTATTAAAACTAAATCTAAATATCTCGTTGTAGATGATATATGTGATTCAGGAAATACATTTAGTATTTTTAAGAACTTATATAGTTATAATGAGGTTCATACATTTGAATATGCATCTCTTTTTGCTAAAGATAAATCTTCACATATGGTTGACTATTACGGTTTTTCGGTTCCAGAAGGAATATGGTTAACGTTTCCGTGGGAGGACTCCTAATATACTTTCAATACTCTCTATAACTACTTGTATATAAACTTGATACAGTAGTTTATATTTAATTAAAAGGTTGATTTACAGTGGAGGTGAGTTACAATAAGATTATGTCCAGATCTGTGACCTGTATAATTTCAGGTAAATCGTTCAATTTTGCTACAGCTTATTTTGCTAAGCGTGTAGAAGAATATACTGATGTAGAATCATTACAACGGTATTATGTTACCAAAAAGGTAAAGTCGTTAATTATAAGAGGTTATAGTGCTCAAGAGATTCGAAACATTCTTAATGTAAACGATGATGACTTAGTAGGTGTTGATTCACAAGAGATTAAAGATATTATAGTATATCACAGTCTAAGAAATGAGACAATTTCAAAGAAAAATAGTAGTAATTTTGCTACCCATAAATCTGATTCTGATGTATCGGCATTCATAAATAATATAAAGGATTTAAATTATGACTAAGAAATTTATAGCACAAACAGGTAGTAATAACACAATAAGAGTTTATAATGCAGACACAGGTGCTCTTCATAGAATTTTTAGTGTAGATGGTAATATTGTGTCGCAGCCTGTAGTAATGGAGAGCGAGATGACTGTTACCGTTCAACAAGGTATTTTTAAGACAATTAAAATATATAATGTTAATAATGGCAGTCTTAAGAAAAATATTCCAATTCAATAATAGCTATTTAACATTTTATAATTAAATATCTTACCATGGGAAAAAGTATTTTTGACGAGCAAGTTAGTCGTAAACCAAATTTGTATCCATGGACTGATCAGTTCATTGAAGCAATGCATAATGGATTTTGGACAGATAAAGAGTTTAACTTTAAGTCAGACGTTCAACAATTTAAAGTTGAATTGTCTGATCAAGAAAGAGAAATTGTAATACGTACTTTATCTGCTATCGGGCAGATAGAAGTAGCTGTAAAGACGTTCTGGGCTAAGTTGGGTGAGAACCTACCACATCCAGCTTTATACGATCTTGGTATCGTTATGTCTAATACTGAAGTAATTCATAACAATGCGTACGAGCGTTTGCTCAAGGTTCTCGAACTTGAAGATATTTTTGAAGAGAACCTTAAACTAGAATGGATACAAGGGAGAGTCAAGTATCTTCGTAAGTATACACATAGGTTCTATAAGGACTCAAAGAAGCAATATCTATATGCATTAACATTGTTTACTTTGTTCGTAGAGAATGTTTCTCTGTTTTCTCAGTTCTATGTTATTAATCACTTTGCTCGATTTAAGAACGTTCTGAAGGATACTGATCAACAGGTTAAGTATACTCGTAATGAAGAGAATATTCACGCTCTGGTGGGTATTCAAATTATTAATACTATCCGTGAAGAGCACCCTGAACTCTTTGATGAAGAGCTGACAGAGCGTATTGTTACAGCTGCTCATGAAGCGTTTAAATCTGAAAGCAAGATTGTTGATTGGATGGTTAACGGTATTGATGTACCTGGCTTATCAGCACCTATTCTCAAAGAGTTTATCAAAAATCGTATTAATGAATCTCTTATACAGATTGGATTGCCTAAGCCTTTTGAAGTAGATTCTACTATTCTAGAGTCTACAATGTGGTTCGAAGAGGAATTATTGGGCAATAATATGACCGATTTTTTTCATAGTAGGCCCGTGGAATACTCTAAGAAGAGTCAATCATTCAGCGAAGACGATTTATTTTAATTTATATGAGTAGAGATATATACTGGCTAAACAAGGACTCTAGAAAATTTCTAGAGAGAGACTACCTCACAAAAGATGAGACACCAGAGCAACGCATTAGAGATATTGCTGATGCTGCTGAGAGATATTTAGGTATAAAAGGCTTTGCTGATAAGTTTGAGTCTTATATGCATCGTGGCTTTTATTCTTTATCTACTCCTATCTGGAGTAATTTTGGTAGAGAGCGTGGCGCTCCTATCTCATGCTTTGGTTCTTATATTCCAGACGATATGAATAAAATTCTCACTAAGATAGGCGAGATTGGTGCTATGTCTAAAATTGGCGGAGGTACTTCAGGATACTTTGGTGCTATCAGACCTCGAGGTTCTATTATTAATTCTGGTGGAACTGCTACCGGCGTCCATCACCAGCTTACTGTATTTGATTCTCTAGTTAACTATGTATCACAAGGTAACGTTCGCCGTGGTTCTTTCGCTGCTTATCTTCCTATTGATCATGGTGATATTGAAGAGTTTCTAGGTATCAGAGGCGAAGGTAATGACATTCAAGATCTTTCTATTGGTGTTACTATTACTAACGAATGGATGCGCTCGATGGTAGAAGGTGATAGGGATAAACGTAAGATATGGGGACTTGTTATTAAAAAGCGCTTTGAATCTGGCTACCCTTACTTGTTCTTTACAGATAATGTTAATGATCAAGCACCGCAAGTCTATAAAGATAAAGGTCTAAAGATTAATCATTCTAATCTTTGTACGGAGATCTTTCTTTCTAACGGGGAGGATGAATCGTTTGTATGTGATCTTTCCTCCATTAACCTTGAGCGTTGGGATGATCTTGAAGATACAGATGCTATTGAAACTCTAGTATACTTCCTTGACGCAGTAATGACTGAGTTTATCGATAAGACAGAAGGAGTTCCATTTATGGAAGCACCACGTAAGTTCGCTATTAATCAACGTGCTGTTGGTGTTGGTGTACTTGGTTGGCATTCTTATCTTCAATCGAAGTCTGTTGCTTTCGAGTCTATGGAAGCAAAACTTATTAACTGTGAAGTATTTAGCAAGCTGCGTAAGAAAGCTGACACGGCTTCTAAAGATCTAGCTAAACTTTTTGGTGAACCTCCGCTACTCGAAGGATATGGAAGACGTAATACTACTACCCTCGCTATCGCTCCTACTACATCAAGCTCATTTATATTAGGTCAAGTTAGTCAAGGTATTGAACCTCTACGTGATAACTACTTTGTTAAGAATCTCGCTAAGGGTAAATTCTCTTATAAGAATCCTTACTTAGTCAAACTCCTTAAAACTAAGGATCAAGATACACTTGAAGTGTGGAAAGATATTCTTTCACATGGTGGATCTATTCAACATTTAACATTCCTTACTCAAGACGAAAAAGATATCTTTAAAACATTCGGTGAGATTTCTCAAAAGGAAATTATTATTCAAGCTGCACAAAGACAGAAGTTTATCGATCAAGGTCAATCATTAAATGTAATGGTACCTCCTTCCGCTAAACCTAAGGATGTCAGTGAGTTATATATCTTTGCTTGGGAGCAAGGTATTAAGTCTTTATACTATCAACGTAGCGCAAACCCTGCTCAAGAACTTGCAAGAAGTATCTTGAATTGTGCATCGTGTGAAGCGTAATGAACTAAATAACTTTATGAAATGGAAGTATAATCTAAACGAGGTAAATGGAGCAGGTGAGGATGATATCGATAGTAAGACACAACAAATCTTTATTAACACAGGAGGACCTAGTAGTCAATTAAGTAGTAATATAAGAGTAGTTGAGAACACAATTTTCTTTTACTCTGATATAACGGAACAATCTGCTTTAGATTTGAACTGCATTCTTTATGAACTTGATGCTAAACTTAAAAACACATATAACTTTTTGGGTCCTGATTTTGTTCCTCATATTAAGTTACGAATTAATTCCTATGGTGGGTCTGTATTTGCAGGTATGGCTATACTCGACACTATTAGGAACCTTAAATCAGAAGTTCATACTTATATCGATGGTGCTGCTGCTTCAGCAGCTACGATTATATCTGTCGCTGGTAAGAAAAGATTTATAGGTAAGAATTCTCTAATGCTTATTCATCAACTATCATCTGGTAGTTATGGTAAGTTTTCTGAGATGGAAGATGATATGGAAAACAATCGTCGTATCATGAAGATGATTAAAGATATTTACAAGCAATATACAAAGGTTCCAATGAAACAAATAGATGAGATACTAAAGCATGATCTTTGGTTTGAATCGTCCAAGTGTATAGAGCTTGGACTAGTTGATCAGGTTCTATGATATTTGGTATTCTGTATGCAGTATGTTTTTTCATCTGCTACTTACCACAAATTTATAGGACTATAAGATATAAGAGCGTAGAGGGGTTAAGCTTCTCTATGTTCTTGCTTTCCTTACTTGGTTATATTTTTTGTGGAATGTATATGATATACGGTGTTGGTTTCAATATAGGTATGGCTATTAATAGCATACTAGGTACTATATGCTGTTTATTAATGATGTTTTATATTATAAAATATAAAACTAATTAAGCACTAGGTGGAGCTGTTTCACTTGAACCTGATTGTATACCGCCGTGTGTATGATTTTTGAGAGATATACCATCAGCAATTACATCTACTTTAGATGTAATTGTTTTATCTGCATCTATAGTACCCTTGCATATTATATTACCTAGTACGGTTAAATTACCACCTACAACTAGATCTCCAGATATTATTTGATTACCTAATACACTTAACCCAGGTTCGATAAAAATATCTGTACCGCCCTTAATATTAACATTAGCTCCCTCTATCTCTATCAAATCACCCGAGGTAATAAACACATGACCCGTCGATCCTCCTCCTGCTCCACCTGTAATATTAACTTGTGCACCGCCTATGTATGTTATACCTTGACCAGCTAGTCTCAAAGGACCACTGGTACCAAATGTTATACCACCAGCGGCTGAATTAAAGTCTAACTTATTACCAGCTTGAAAGTGAACATTACCAAAAGGTATATTTGAAGCTACATCTTTTTCTTCAAAGTATGGTGCTGATATTTGTTTTGTCTTTACTGTTTTATCACCATCATATGTAAGCTTATCATTTACAGCTCGACCGTTTGGATTTATAAATACTGTATCAAAGTTAGCTGGAGCAGCGCCTGCTGCTATTAATATATCTTTACCTGATAGTAATTTAATACTGCCACCATTACCCATTAATTGTTCGTAAGGTGTAAGCTTTTTCTGAGTATCTTTATAAAACTCCGACAGGTTCTGATGAGCTTTATTAGGTTCGAAGTTTTTGCCTTGTGTAGATCCAGTTTCAGGGTCAGGTGCATCACCTTTAGGTTCATGTACAGTACCTGTTACGTTACCGAATCCCGGTTGCATCATTTCCGGACTTGACTTTATTGCTGCTAGTTTAGCTTGCTCAGCCATATAACCATCCATTAACGGTGTATTGTACATGTTAGTGTCACCGGTTAAAAAGGTAATATCACCATAAACTCTATGCTCTGCTTCTTGCGATATTAAATTATAACTACCTTTTGAGGTATGGAAAGTGTTGCCGTTTGTAAGTGTTTGTCTATTATTAGGATTGAACTCTGAAGTTACTTGATTAGCAAATGTTAAATGACTACCGGATTTATGTGCGAGATGTATATACTCTCTGCCTGTTGAATTATTAAACGTCATAGCACCTGCTGTATGATTCCATACAGCTTTATTTCTATAGTTGTTTACTTCGTTTGGATTATTAACAGGAATCTCTACTGGAGTCGACATATTATTTTATTTGGTTGGTGGTGTTGTAGTTGGTGCTTTTGTATTTTCAAAGACATTTGGATAATCAGGGTATGCAGTACCTACACCGTATATTTGTTCTATTTCAGTACCAGAGTTTATCTTGCCTAGCACTATCGGCAATCCTCGAGCGCCATTTATAAAGCCTACTAAAACTTTAGAACCAACAGCAGGCATACTAAACATACCCTTACCAGAATCAGAATAATTTTCTGTTACGTAACAATTACCATACGGGTTTACATTAGCAGTCATGTTGTAACTAGGGCCCCCGGAGTATTCATCTAGATTTTGTGATGCAAACATTGCTGCAGGCGCTGTTGTATAATTAGTAGGATGCGTGAAGTTACTCATATCATTACCATCCGCTAAAGAGGACGCATCTTTTGTATAATTATATTTTGAAGCGGAACTCTCACCTGCTATGGGAGCAACAACATATGCCCATATTTCAAAATCATCAGCTTTTTTAATTGCACCTGCATTTAAATCGCCGCCTATATTTGATCCAGGTGTTTTATAATTTATAACATCACTACCTACAATTGTTAGTCCGGGGATCACTACCTTAACACGTCCTAGATATTGACCTGCGTCTTTGTTAGCAAAATCAGCATTTTTTATTACAGTGCCGATATGTAAAGTATTAATCATTATATTAGTTTTGTTGTGTTAATTTGACTTGTAGCTTTATCAACTGAGTTGCTTATTTTACTTGTATAACGTTCTATAACATTACCAGGTTGTGATAACTTTTCCGAAGCTTTACTAACAAGTTTACTTATACTAGATGAACCCGCATTAACATCTTTAGCTAGTTTTTTACTTATATCTCCTATCAGTGAACCTGCAACACACTTTAACATTTCCGCTGCAGCAAATCTACAATTGTCTTGATCAGCACGAAAATTAATAATATCATTTACTAGCTTCTTAAGATCTTTAATTGTTTGTTCAATAAATTTTATAGTTGCTAATATTGTAGCTTGTATCTGTAGCAATTGATTTACAACTCCTGATATCTGATTAACAGCATCATTAATTATATCTGTTATCATTCCTGTTAAACCAGCAACGATACTCGACATTACACCGAGAGCTTGATTCTGTAAAGAGCTTAATACCCCTTTTGCTACATTGCCTAGTATACCTGGTAACCCGGTAAGAATAGAGGGTAGACACATAACACCTTTTGCAACAGATGTTAACGCACCAACCTTATTATTGACTGCAGAGGCTAATCCTCCTACACTGTTAAATAAAGCCATATATTTTAAATTATTTAATGCTTGAATTCGTTAAGGAACTACATTATAATATTATTATGTTGGTATCTCATGAGTCTCCTATTTCAATTCTAGATCATTCTAGGCACTATAACGATTACGAATATGCTCTCGTGCATTTATTTGAAACACATCCTAAGTATTATAACTTCTTTAAAACGTCTCTTTCACTAGGACGTGAGGTAATGCTCGACAATTCTATTTTTGAGCTGGGTACAGCTTTTGATAGTGTTAAATTTGCAGGGTATATTAACGAGCTTAAACCTACATATTATATTGTACCTGATGTATTGGAAGAGAGTAAAGCTACTATGGAATCTTTTTGGAGCTTTATAACTGAGTATGAGGATCTTCCAGGTCTTAAAGTAGGTGTTGTTCAAGGTAAGACATATGATGAGATTATTGCATGTTACGAGTTTATGGTAGGGTATGCTGACTATATTGCAATTTCATTTGATTATTCTTATTATCAGATCATAGGTAGAGCTACAAGTGATAATCCTGAACGAGCAAAACTAGAGCGAATGTGTGATGGTCGTCAGAAGCTTATTAATATGTTAATTGCAGATGGTATTTGGGAGCATACAAAGCCTCACCATCTTTTAGGTTGTTCACTATCGAAAGAGTTTAGTCATTACGCAAATATTAAGAGTATTCGTAGTGTAGATACTTCCAACCCTGTTGTAGCAGGAATCGTTGGTCAGCGATATCTTAGAGAGATCGGACTATATAATAAACCTAAGGTACTTCTTGCTGATCTTATTGATGCAGAATTAACTGCAGATCAGATGAGCGATGTAATTTATAACGTAGAGGAATTTAAAAATATTTGTAACGCATGAAAGATATCTCCTGGTTGGTACTCTTTTCACAAACAGGTTCTGAGATTGCTAATATCTCAGATAAACTAGGCATTAAGCCGAGTAAAATTTTAACTGATAACTCTGATATAACTAGACACGATAAACGGATTACAGAAAGTACATTTTGGTGTGTTAAGGGTAATACATATGAGCAAAAGTTAGCTTATTACCGTCAACTCTTTGAAGGTTATGATGTTATAACTCTACACGGCTGGCTTAATATTATTCCAAAAGAAATTTGTAAGGAGTTTAAAATTTATAATGGTCACCCCGGACTTATTAATTATTATTCAGAGTTAAAAGGAAAAGATCCTCAAGTAAGAGCTTATGATAGAATTGGAGAATATTTGTATGTTGGTAGTGTTATCCATGAAGTTACGGAGTATGTTGATTGCGGTCGTATTATTTGTTATGATAAAGTATCTAATGTACATTGTACGTCGTTAGATGAGACGTATAAGGTTTTAAAACAAACCTCTCTTAATTCTTGGGTTGATTTCTTTAACAATAAACGTTATAATATTGTATGTTAATTTCTTTTTCTGGAGCGCAGAGTACAGGTAAGAGCACTCTACTCAAGTTGTGTCAAGATATGATTCCTGAGTGGAATTATATTCCTGAGATTACACGACTTGTGAAGAGGGAGTATGATCTACCAATTAACGAGGGTGGTAATGATATAACACAAATGATGATTACGGGTGAGCATTTACGAAATGCATATACTAAGCGAGATAATCCTACTATTCTTGATAGGTGTTCGTTAGATGGGTTAGTGTATACTCACTGGTTGTGTGATCATGGAAATGTCTCTATGGGTGCTTACAATCATGCTCGTTGGACATTTGACAATACTATCAACAAGTATGATCTTATTGTATATACCCAGCCTGAAGATGTACCGGTAGATAATGATGGTGAACGAAGTGTCAATGTTGAATTTAGAAATCAAATAATTGAACTGTTTGAAAGTTATATGGCAAGTATTCCTCCTACCAAACTTCTTCGTGTTACAGGATCGGTTAAAGAACGAATGACATTTATGATGCTTCAGTTTGAATTAATGGGATTAAACACAATGTTCAATAGAGACTTGCATCCTTATAAAAATAAACTATAATAATTTATGGCAGCAAAAAAGAAAAAAACAGAATTAGATAATTCCAGAATTAGTAAGCATCTCGGTCAATCATCAGAGTATAAAAGCTCTTATGATCCTTCTTTGCTAGTTCGCGAACCTCGTCAATCAAATAGAACTCATCTCGGTCTTGAAGATGAAGATCTTCCGTTTGTAGGTTATGATACTTGGAATGCCTACGAGGTATCTGGATTAACTAATTTTGGCTTACCTGTTGTAGGTATTGCAAAAATTGTATATCCGTGTGCTAGTAAGTATATTGTTGAGTCAAAATCGCATAAGTTGTATTTTAATTCGTTTAATATGACGAAGCTTGGTGATACTGCGCAAGAAGTTCTCAATGAAATTAGTGCTTGTGTTACAAAAGACTTATCTGAGCTACTTGAGTGTAGTGTTCGTGTTACTGTTGCAAGTAACGAATATGTATTAAGTGAAAATACGTCTGCATATACTGAATGGAGTCACGATCAGAAGCTTCTACGTCAACGTTCATATATTACTCTTGAAGAAGAGTATCCTATTGATAATGTAGAGTTTAGTGTTTATAATGAAACACCTGAGCTGCTTGAAGTGCTAGATTCCGAAGTTCGTGATGTTTACTACCATAGTGCTCTTCTTAAATCTAACTGCAGAGTAACCTCACAACCCGACTGGGGTGATGTGTATATTCATATGTCTGGATCTAAGACTGTTGATCCTATCTCTCTTCTTAAGTATATTGTATCATTTAGAGATGAGTGTCACTTCCATGAGGAAATTTGTGAGACCATCTACAAGCGCTTACATGATATTGTGCAACCTGAAGCGTTAGTGGTACGTTGCTTATATGCTCGCCGCGGTGGTTTGGATATTAATCCTGAACGAGCTTCACATAAGAGTTTACTACATTACACTCTAAGCGATAGCTCTGTACCTCATATTAAGACTCCAAAGCAGTAATTCTTAATATATCATATATTAAAACCCTACCCTAAAAGGTAGGGTTTTTTTGTCTGATGAATAAATACTGTTATGGCGGCAGTTCCAACAACTAATAACGGTTCAACATTTTATAATCAGAACGACTGTAGATCGTTTAAACAGTCTATCGGTACAGCATTAGTGCAGCTTTCATCTTACCCTTGTTCAGAGGTTATTATTACAAATAAAACAGGTGTTAATGTTACCATATTTGATAATGGGTACAACAATGCACTTAACTCAATGCTATTAAGTAATAATGATACGTATACATTTAGAGGTATAACAAATACATCGGTTGTATCAGCTAGTGCAGCATCTACTGGTGATATATACTTTAGAACACAATACTTTAGTGTCTTACCACAAAGGTAATTGCATTAATTAGAGTTTGACTAAATATATTAAATGAGACTGTTTAGCGAAAAGGTAACACCAACCTTTACTAGCTCTAACCAGAACATCTTAACTATTAAAGATTTCAATGAAGTCTTTTTTGATGTTTATGAGTTAGAGATAAACGGAAATAAATACATAGCAGAAAAGGTTTCTGAATATAAAGGAAATCCTGTAGTAAATATTCCTATAGTAATTGAAGGTAAGGAATTAGAAGCTCCGTTTGTAATACAACGAGGCGATTTTGAAGTATTGTATAATGCTTCAAATCGGCAAATAGGTGAGAGTACTTCGGCAAGTTTATTTTCTGTAGCTGAAGCTAAAGATAGAGAAGAAGAGCTCGAGAGTATTATCTTTGAAAAAAAGGAATCTATTTTAGAGGAAATAAAACAAGCTAGACAAGCTGCAACTAAATTTGCAGATGCTATTCAGCAAAGAAATTTAAGTCGACTAGAAGAACGTGATAATAGAGAACGAGAAGTTTTTGTTGAGTCTACTGAAAGTTTCAAAAAAATTCTCTTAGAAGAATTTTTAAGTATATCAGAAAATACACGAGATGAATTATTTACATATACACAACAAGAGAATGCAAAAGCGTATGAGTATATTACAGATACTGTTAGTCAGTTAGCAGAAAGGCTCTCGCTCGAGTTAGATAAAGAAGTTACTCTACAAAATGAAAAGACGGTTAAATTATTTAAGAATAATATTTCGTCCTTAGCTAAGAACATATTAACTGATAAGTTACTTAAAAAAATTGCTACTAATAACAGTGAGAGTAATAAGGCTTTAGATATTAAGTTTGAGACAGTATCTAAAACCCTTGTAAAGGTCCTCGGTGATTATGAAGTTCAGCTAGATGAGAAGATAAAATCAGCTTTAGATAGCTACGAATCACACATCATAACATTAGAGCAGTCTAATATTGAACTCAATGATTCTATTATTAAAAGTTCAAATAAAGCTTTAAGCCGTATCGGTAATATTAAAACTCAGTTAGAGGAATCGATAACTAATATATCTTCCGAATTAACAGATAAAATTACTTTAGCTGAAGGTAAGATTCGCGACTATTACGATGAACGCATTACCTTAATTGAGACTAGTGTAGTAGATTTTACATCAAAAGATAAAGCTCGAATAAAAGAGCTTATAGAAGAAAGTAAACAGTCGATACTTAAAGAAGTCAGCGTCATTAAGAATAATGTACCTTCTATAGTAGTTGAAAAGACCTCTGAGCTTAAGGGAGACGTTGATGTAAAAAAGATTAAGACGGACTTAGAGAAATCTATTTCAAATAGGTTCACCCAAGAGCTCGCTAACGTACGAAGGATTATAGAGTTATCGTCAGGTGGAGGCTCTGTAGCTCAACAGTTTGCCAACGGTGGAACCATGAACGGCGATTTAAATGTTACGGGTAATTACTTTATAAATGGTGTTAATATTTTAGAGTCATCTACTAACGACTCTAGTTCAATAATCAAAACTTCAATGTTCATCTAATAAAATAAACAATATGTCAAATTACACAAAAGAATTCCTATCAGAAAGTATAAATGGTAAATCAATTACTATTTCCGCGTCGGGCATTAATACAACAACTATACATACTACACCGATAAGTTCAAATATTGTAGATGAGGTTTGGATGTATGCAACAAACCCAACGACATCTGATGTTACGTTTAACCTATTATATGGCGGCACAGACTTTACCACAGATATATTATTTGAGGGCGTTATAGAAGCTTATGCTGGCAGTGTTTTAGTATGCCCAGGGCTTATCGCCAAAGGCGATGGTACGACTGGATTTTCAATATATGGAAATTCACCAACATTAAGTGGAGTTAATGTATTTGGTTATGTGAATAGAATTAGTTAATATATGAGCGCTAGATATGGTAATAAAGTTGGACCGCTGGTGTCCCGAAAAACATCTTTCTTTAAAAAGAATAGATACGATAGAAATTTAATAAAAAAACCAATAACTAGTTGGACTCGTCCTGTGGATTGGTTGACCATGCCAACCATTACAAGTTCTGAGCAAAAAATAGCATTATTAATGCCGATTTTTCCACAGGGTTCTAATTTGTTAGCTTTTACAGTGGCTGGAGCGTATACGGTTGATTGGGGAGATGGAACAAGCGAAAATTTTGGTAGTGGGGACAAAGCGCAACACCCATATGATTATGCTGATCCAGATTTAAATGCTACCGTTACAAGTGATGGGTATAAAATGGCTGTTGTTGTAATTACTCCAAATGGAGGAAATTTAACATCAGTAAATTTCAATCAATTGTATACACAGACTGGATCTACATTCCCAAATAGCTCTCCGATTTTAGAAATAATACTTTCTTGTCCAAATTTAACAAGTATCACACTAGGTAATAACACCGCTGTAAATGCTTTTTGTAAAGAATTGATCAATTTTTCTGGAATCAATATGGGAGAAGTGACTAGTTACCAAAATTTGTTTAACAATTTAGCAAAGTTGTCAAACGTATCATTCGGCATAATCGGAAATGTTACTAACATGGCTAACATGTTCACTAATTGTTTCTCTTTGACATCAGTTCCACTTTTTAATACAGCGTCTGTTACTACCATGGCTAACATGTTCACTAATTGTGCCTCTTTGACATCAGTTCCACTTTTTGATACAGCGTCTGTTACTACCATGGCTAACATGTTCACTGGGTGCTCCTCTTTGGTAACAGTTCCACTTTTTAATACAGCGTCTGTTACTACTATGATTACTATGTTCCAAAATTGTTTCTCTTTGGTAACTGTTCCCCTTTTTAATACACCTATATTGACTAATACAAGTGGCATGTTCCTCACTTGTCGCTCTTTGACATCAGTTCCACTTTTTAATACAGCGTCTGTTACTCTCATGAACTCTATGTTCAGTGGTTGTACCTCTTTGGTAACAGTTCCACTTTTTAATACAGCGTCTGCTACTCTCATGAACTCTATGTTCAGCGGTTGTTCCTCTTTGGTAACGGTTCCGCTTTTTAATACAGCGTCTGTTACTACCATGGCTAGCATGTTCCTAAATTGTGTGTCTTTGACATCAGTTCCACTTTTTAATACACCAATAGTGAATACTATGAATGCCATGTTCAGCGGTTGTTCCTCTTTAACAACAGTTCCCCTTTTTAATACAGTGGCTGTTACTATCATGAGCAGCATGTTCATTAATTGTTCCTCTTTGGTATCAGTTCCACTTTTTAATACAGCAATAGTTACTGCCATGGATGCCATGTTCAACGGTTGTTCCTCTTTGGTGACAGTTCCAGCTTTTAATACACCACTTGTGGCTAATTTTTCTGGAATGTTCCAAAACTGTTTATCTTTGGTATCAGCTCCGCTATCAGGCAGTTTTATAGCTGGTGCAGGAACTACCACCTTAAAATTTGCAGGTATGTTTTCAGGGTGTGTATCTCTTACAAGAGCATCATTAAGTGGGGCTGAATACTCAATAGCTTTTACTGGTTGTAAATTAAACAAAGCAGAACTAGAATCCATATTTGATAATCTTGATACAATTGGAGCAGCATCACAAATAATTACAATAACCTCAAACTGGGGAGCACCAACACCAGTATCATTAACAGGAACCAGCACAGCACGAAGCACCACTGTAACAATGGCTAGCACAACTGGTATTGAGGTTGGTATGCAAGTCACAGGTACTAATTCACCTTTAACTACCATAACAAGTATAGGTTTAAATAGCACGGATAATCGTGTTGATTTAACCAGTCATGGATTGATCGACGGAGACGAAGTTGTATTTACAACAATATCGGGAACGACTGGAATTACGGACAACATAATTTATTATGTCGCTGGAATTATATTACCAAATTCTTTTCAGTTGGCAGCAACGCCTAGTGGGTCGGTATTAACATTAACAGGAAATGGAACTGCAAAATTAAGACATAGAACAGAAGTAGCATCAATCATCCCAAACACAAGTGTTACTATGACTAGACCAATGGCAGGAACTTCCTCAAGTACCTTAGCCTTTCGACAATTGAGAACAGGAACAGCATTATTAAAGGGTTGGGCAGTAACAGGATAATTTTATGACACAAGGATTTTATAAAAAACAAAACAACGAAATACAATACGCTCCTAATTATATTGAGGGTAATGGATATATATTAATTTCTTCCGAGAAAGACATATACGAATATCCAGTAGATGGATGGTATTGGTTTAATAGCGAAATATTGGCAAATGATTTCTTCGTAAATGACTCTAAAAATTTTGTAACACAAAGACAACTCAGATTAGGGCTTTTACAGTCTGGAATTGACCCCGACACTATTACAGCAATGTTATCATCCAATAAGGAGTCATTAATTGAATGGAATTATGCCACAACAATTGATAGAGAGCATCCACTGGTTAGCCAATTGGGATTAGCATTAGGAAAAACTTCCAAAGAAATTGATGATTTATTTGGGATGGCCAAAGAATTATAAACATATGAATAATCAGTTGAAGGATAGAGTCGGATTGATAGTTTAGACCGAGCTAATCTAAAACTAAAAAGACCTAGTATTTCTACTAGGTCTTTTTTTATATTTATACGAATTAAAAATTAACGATAACCTAAGAGCCAGAGTCTTTTTATTTCAGGGAATGAAGTATCAAAACCATTTGCTGTAAGTGATTGTTGTGTTGTCCCGGTAAGTACGGTAAAGAGTGATGAAGACTCGTCAGTAAACAATAGAGCCATTGTCCCACCGTTATAAGCACGATCTACTCTGAATGTAGTACCAGAGAATGCAGATAATGTTGCGAATGAACCTGTACCTGATGCGGGTGATACAGCAGAAGAGAGTAGAGTGTTAAACGCGATACCTCTTACTCGTTTTGAGCTAAGTGCAGGTGTTGTTCCTGCTGTACCTACTGTTAATAGTTCTACTGTTTTAAATGTACCAGAACTCGATAAAGACCAGCTTAAGTTAGCTGGGCTATCTCCAAATGCTGATAATGCCTGATTGTTAAAGCCGATGACTGCCATATTAATATTTATTCCTTTAGGTTGTATTTTTAATAAATCAGCGACTATCTGCACGACTTTCTATAAAATGTATATTTATCGTTGATACTTTAATAGTACTTCTTTTTTGGATGAGGTTGACTTATTAAAATGTGACACGGCAGCTGATGTACCTAAAACAACTCTGCTTGCTAATTTAAAACTGCTATCCATGTTATCACTTACAGCTTGCTCGTATGTATCGTTAATAACTATACCAACTCTTGTAACGGATGGTTTAATACTATTTACCAGCATTGCGTTTATAAACCTATTATAATCCTCAATATCCTTAAACAGTTTACCGTTATATCTCTCTACATTATAATACGGCGGACACGTAAATACACAATCATAGGTTTCTTGAGGTATAAATTTTGTACAATCATTATTATATAGAGTGCACTTATAATTAATAAACTTAGCAATAGTATTGCTACCCATGAACGTCTTATCCCACATATCATTATAGATATAATCAATATCAGAAAGATACGCACCTATTAGTCTGTGCCCCCAACCACCACACGGGTCATATATACACGATACATCTTCTTCATGAGCATACTTCTTTAGCCATAGAGGAGAGAAGTGTGAATAACCGGTGTGTATACCTGATATCTTAAAGCCTCTTAAAATCTCACGGTCTGTTAGTGTGTCTTTATTTAGATATTTTCTTCTATTCTCTTTCAGCTTCTGTTGTATGATCTTATCCTGCCACAATTCTCTTTCTACATCGAAAAAGTGTGGTTGAAACGTATGAACTAGACGATTCATTCCTATACTACACGTGTATTTTGCCTCACGTAACTTATATAACTCTAGCTCATGTCTGCATTGATCGTGTGTGTAAGCGTAAGTGAGATTTTTACTATCTCGCAACCACTTATAAACAGTATTTAATGATACAATACCTTCAAATAACTCTGCACACTCCGTTACAGTATTTTTACTTGCATATTCAACTACAGCATCTCTGAGATCTTTACACTTCATATTTTGCTTGCTTAGATAAATTATCTCTCTCCCATAGAGGTTGATAATTTGAGTGGTGACAAATCTCTTTAAGTAGATCCATATTAGAAACTTCCTTAAGCATTGCGAGTGGTTTAATGTGATCTAGATGCCAGCAATGATCACCTCTACCATGATTATCCCAGGACATACCTTCAACGAATTGACTTTCTATATGCACTCTAAACTCTTCTATCGAACAACCAAGATACTTTATTGATGGGTGTGAGCGAGATACATCAGAATATTTTACAGCTTGTCGTACATGCTCACGTATATTACATCTTAACTTATATAGAGGATCCTCATTATACTTTCTTCGAAATACACCTTTTGTTTTATCCTCTAAATACCGACTCTTTGACTTTATTAAATAATGCGCCCTGTTATCGTGTCTGTGTTGTTTGACATTCTCATTAAGCTTTACTCGCGCCTCTGCAGTCAGTCCTTCATACCATTCCTTCCACTTCTTTGGTGTTATACCCTGCAACTTACGGTATTCTCTATACTCTTTATTTCTCTTCTGTACCTCTTTATCGAGCTTTGTTTTTTGATGTCTCTCTTTACCTTTTTCTGATATCTCCTGCTTTACCTTTTTTGACGCGAGCCAATACCGTACATTCTCAGGCCAAACATTAAATTTTTCTTTCACAGTCTGTATACCATGCTTTTGCGCATAAGCAATAATTTCTTGCTTCTCAGTATCAGTATACTTCTTATTACGTCTAAACTCACTCACTATAATATTATTTAATCAAACCGAATATATTATCAACCTAATAAAAATAATAATTAGTTTAGTCCAAAAGTGAACCGCAGGCGCTTCGGCACCTGCGGTTCTTAGTTTGTTGTGTTGATTCTTAGAACACCAGATCTTAATAAGCTAACTCATTAAGACTCAATAGGTCAAAAATAGACCGACTGATTTGCTGGTGAGAACGCAATACCAAGACCCTGAACAATTACAACGTGGTAATAAAGATTAGCACCGAAGATATTATCAACGACACCATAACGTGTAAGCAAGCCGACACGTGGAGCGAAGTCATTCGGTCCGATTGTTCTTTGTACCATGATAGGAATGTATGGGCAGTAGATGATACCTGTATCATAGAATTCAGAACCCTTATACCCAAGAAGGGCATACTCAATACCACCGGAGTTAGCGCCACCTGTGGTGTAGCCGGATCCTTGATATTGTGATGTGTTCTGTACTTCAGTACGTGTATCACGGTAGACTGCGAATCTTCCACCAACTGAACCTACCTTGGCAATACCAACTGGTTGTGTTGATACGTCACCTTGAACAGGTACCCACTGAAATTCAGGGAGCATTTCAAGAATGGCGCAAACACGTGGTGTTGCAACAATGAAGTTAGCAGCGCCGCGTCTATTACGGACAGCAACTCTGTTTGCTTCAATGATAAGCTTTTGATAGAAGTCTCTATTTCTCTCAACGAGCCAGCGGCCGTCTGCAGAAGCAGGGGACCAGAACGAATATGAACCACCGTTAAGGGCGGATTGGATCATTCTCATGATCATTTCACGGTCGATTTCAGCTTGGATCTCATACGACATAGCGTTTGTGATTTCAGCATCGATATCGATACCATTCATATTCTTAAGGTCTTGCTCAAGTTCAACGGACCAACGAGCGCCAAGTCTACGAGTACCAGCTTCAACAGCTGTCTTTTCAAACTTGACTTCGATTTGTGGGATGTTACCAGTGATTTCAAATGCTGATAAGATTTGGGCAACGCCCTGATCTTGGTCAGCAAAAGTCCAGCCAGCAGCTGTGCTACCACTAAGTCTTTGTGACGATGCACCAGTGAAACGGGTATCAAGATATTGATAACCTAATTCTCTGTTAGCAACTGTACCGGCATAACCAGCACGTTGACCATCACCACCGGTACCTGTTGCAATGCTGCTACCATCAATACCGGAACCAAGGTTCTGTGATTGATAGGTATAACGAAGTGCAAAGGCAAGACCTACTGGACCAGACATTGGTTGAACACCAACAATCTCGTTCGAGATAAGTTCTGGGAATGTACGACGGATCATCGGGATGAGGATCTTTGGAAGACGTGCATCACCCGACGCATATGTGTCGGCTGAGTTGATTGCACCTGTTCCTGGATTGTAGTTACCTTGGCTTGTAGCACCAAAAACACCACCACCATTGGTGTTAGCTTCTTGGATGCACCATGCTTCTTGGTTCTCAAGTAGCATAGCTGTGTTCAAACGGGTATTTTCATCACGAATTTCTCTTACGGAATCTGACTTAAAGTCAAGAATAGGGGCCCACTTCTCAAGAAGTTGGTCTGCTCTTGTCTTGTCGACAAATGATTGTGTTGGACGTATGTTTCTCATAATTATATATTTTTCCTTTCGATTAACTCAGGCCACTAGTATGGGCCTCATTGTTCAGGGTTAAAAACTCTTTACCTTATTATTTATACTTTTGGAGCTCAGATAAGTAAGGATTTCCTGAAATTTGTTTGTTTTCTGTAGATTCTTTTAAAACAGGTGCATCAGCTTTAACGCTTCTTGTTTTAAAAGCTTCTTCTCTTATAATGTCGATATTTTCCTTTTCTTTCTTATCGAACAATCTAAGTGTGTAGTCAAAATTCTCTTCGATAAACTTAGGTGATTTATCGCTAAGAACTCTCTTTATATATTCTTTCTTTTTATCTGAAAGACCTGATGTCTTTGTTTCGATAAGAAGGGAAGCTTTTGTCTTAAAATAACTCTCTCTAATAAGAGCGTTTTCTTTTGAAAGTTCAGATACTTGTGTGGTGAGTGTATCAATTTGTTTCTTACCATCAATAACAGCATCTTGTACTGACTCACTCATAAGAGCTGAATCAATAGCTAATACCTTACGAAGATTACCGAGAACTTCTCTTGCTGTTCTATTCTTAGTAGCCTCAGCAATTGCTTGAGTTGGAATAGCTTCATCAAGAAATTCTTCTAAGTAATTAGAAATCGCTTCTGTAAGGGTAGCTTTAAATTGCTTAGCTTCTGTTGTAAGCTCACGCTCATATTTTTTAACAACTTTAACAAGCTTACCTGCGTTGCTTTTATCAACAGCTTCAACAACTCTTTTTAATTTAGTTGTATGGTCTTTGTCAATAGCAGTGATAAGTTGTTCGAGTTTCTTCGAGTAAAGATCGTCCTGTTCGGTAAGAGCAGCTTCAACAGTTAATTGAAGTTTCTTACTGAAAGCACTCTCAATAACTTGTAAAGATTCTTCAGAGAGAATCTGCGTTGCTTCGTCGGGTAGTATGTTCTTGACTTTCATATTAGAAGAGAGGTTCGTTAAGGGATGCACTAATTCTGTTTTCGATTTTGCTGTCCACTATACCTTTTAAATATTTATTGGCTTGTGCGTAGTTTTTAGAAGAAATAGCGTTGATAAATTTAGCAATACCAGAAGACTCAGAAACCATTTCTTCATCTTCCTTTTTAGCGAAGGGATTACCTTTACCTTTTGTTTTAGGTGTCTTTTTACCTGTAGCTTTTTTAATAGCCTTAGATTTTACACCCTCATATTCTTTACTAGGCGATTCTAGCTTACCGTCTTTATCGTAATCTTTTTTAGCTGTTTTCTTTGCCATATTATTATTTATATAGATTGTATGAATTTTAAGATTTGTTCTCTTAGAAAAAACTCCATATCCTTACGCGGGAGTTTAGAAATTGATTTTTCAAACCCTTCGTATACTTCTTCATACTTACCATTTACAGCAACAACCCACTGTTTTGATTCAAGTATACCATTAACGAACGCTTTTGGGTACGATGGGTCTGCTACACAGTCAACAGCAACAAGTTTAAGATTTCTAACTGTATTATGGGTAGATCCTTCTTCAAGTGTGCCTAAAGCTCTAGATGACATACCAACCTTTACCCCATCATTAATAAGTGACTTAACAATAAGACCGCAAGGTGTAGAAAGTACTTTTGATTTACCGAAGAATACATTATTATCTTCATACATTTCTGTTACCATATGACAGGCACGTTCTAGATCAACATCAGCAGTCGTTGGATGATTAAGCTCACCCATAGCTCTACCTGGTTTAATCATCTCTTCGTTATACCGGTGTACTTCCTGGCGTAACTCATCAATAGGGTATAGCCGCTTATTTTTATTAACACCTTCTGCCATCATATAAGGACCCTTAATAAAAAGAGTTGATGGTGCATTTCTATTGCTTTCCTCAACAACATATTCAAATTGATCGTTAAGGGCCGGTTTTTCTACTAATAGATTAAGCTTTAATGCCATATGTATATTTATGCTAGTACTAATATAATCTATCAAATAAGGTGCTTTTCAGTAAGGATTAGGAAATCTAAACCTTTTCTCCTACAGAACTCTTTAGCTGCAATCCATTTTGCTTGATTTACCATCCACGCTGACTGCTCATATATTAGATGAGCCTTATTTTTATAGTTCGTCTTTGGAGCTTGTGTTTGTTTAGAAGGTTTAATCTCAATTAAATAATGTTTTACATTATTACCTTCCTTTATCGATACAAAGTTATCTACAAAATATCTATGAGCTCTACCGTCTATCGGACTTATATACGGTACAATAACGTTTTCAGATCCCCATTTTATTACATTTGGATTATTATCACAAAAGCGCATAAATTTAAGTTCTAGTCCAGATCTATAAAACGCGGTTGTACCTATAAATTTGGCTTTATTAATAGGTGTAAATACACCTTGTCTATATTTTTTAGAACTCATCTTAATTCGCTATAAAAAATTGTTTCGCCATGCTTAAAATTATGTGATATAAATCCAGCAATTAAATTACCCTACCCGATTGCAAACATTGGTGGATCTGCATCACCGAAACCTGCTGATGCACCAGATGTAAGCATATCTTCTAGTTCTTTTTTCTTAGCGGTACCCTCTTCCAGTAAGCTTGCATTTAGTGTACCGCCTCCTAATATAGCTACACCACCAAACTTACCTCTTACTCTACCAATAACAATCATTGTTAACGCGAGTGCGTACTCATATACCCATTGCTCCTTAACAAGATCACGTAACGGTCTCTCGAGGTAACATGAAATAACACCGTAAAACTGACTCGAACCGGGTTGTGGATACATTTGCAAGTATTGCGTTCTTGCATCAAACTTTAGATCACGTCTAGTTGCAAGGACTTTCTCGCGCGTATCCATCCACTCTTTCATTGTGTACCATGATACAAGATCGAAACCATAATTACCCATCGAATAACTAAAATAGGTTTGCTGCGCTAACGTTTGCTCTAAAGTAAATAAAGAGTTAATACCTTGGTTAGAACCTTCTTCGAAGTCTACTACAGCAGTGACTTTTCTATAATCCATTACATCGTAGTCAAATACATTAGAGTATTGTGTTGCTGTTGCTTCCTGTGATTGAAGTGATATTTTATTTGAAACTGACTCCTTAAATATTGTAGATAATATAGGACTGAATGTAACAATTTTTGTGTATAGTGGTAGATCTACTATTTCAAACTCTGTTAATCCGTTACTAAATACACTTGAGAGAGCAGATGAACCTGTAAATGTTGATGTACTTAACGCTGAAGTAGCTACATATACAGTAGACGGCTCCTCTATAGTAAAATCAGCTCCCGTCCATACAGGGGCATTTGCTATTTTTTGTTGATCAGTAAGACCAGCCTTAGAAAGAGTAAACAGATGATCAAGTCTTATACCTTTATTTTTTTCGTATAACGCTGAACTAAAAATAAGATATTCAGTTGTAAATCCTGCAAATTTAGAAAAATATTCGCAGGCGATCTGAATATTTTGAAATAGTTGATCTTGATGAACCTCAAGTGTAATAAGAGGATAACCAAGAGCTCTTTTAATTCTATCAGATAAATCGCCAAATGTTTCAAGTTTATTATTTAAATTAGTTGATTGAAACGCTGATACAGGTAATACTTCGCAAGCTAGAGCCATATAAGTATTTATCTATTATGCTGCTGGAGGAGGAGTTTCTGGTGCTGGAGTACCACCACCAGCTGGAGCTGCACCAGCCTCAGGAGGAGCGCCACCTAGTGCAGCTTCACCGCCACCAAATGCTGGTGGTATACCACCACCTTCCATACCACCCGCTTCAGCTCCCATACCACCGGCTTCAGCACCGCCAGTTATATCGGCAGCAATAATCTGCTCTCTCCATGCAGGTCCAAGTGAAGCAATCTGTTGTAGCTCCCATTGAAGCTCAGCATCCTTACGTAAAAATTCTCTATTAGCGAGAATATCTTTATCTTTCCATTGTAAATATTTCTTTTGTGCGTATGTCTTAGAGACAAATTCGTTAGATGCAATTGATGCAAAGTTACCTGCTTTCTGTTCAAGACGCTGGCTTTCACGCATCTCGTAGAAGTTCGTAGGTACATTAAAATCAACAACGATATTATTATCTGTAAGTTCAAGCTTATCCCACAGTCCCTTTAATTGTAAATGTGTAATAAATCCTCTTTTTATACCAGTAGCGAATCTTTGTTGCTGTCTAATAATAAATCTTGCCATCTTAAGTTCTTCTCTTAAGATTTCAGCACCATCTCTAAATGCATCTGCAGGGTCTAATCTAGATGTCGGTACTTTAAGCGAACGGTAAAGCTTTTTAATAAAATACATCAAGTCAGTTAATTCGCCTAAATTTTGTCCACCTGCAAGCTGACTTACACTTGAACCTTCTGAGCCCTGTCTTTTTGGAAACCAGAAAGCATCAAGCATTGATTGTGGATTAAACTTTTTAACAACGTCATTTTGATCAATATCAAACGTTTTACTTGACCAGTAGTTGCTAATAAGCTTTTTAAGATAAGCTTCTGCTTTAGGTGCAGGCATATTACCAACATCAACATTAAATACAAGACGTTCTGGCGCTCTTACCAATCTATAGATAACAATAGCATCTTCAATAAGTGAAAGCTGTCTATAAGCGCGTCGAGCATTTTCTAAGAATGGTAAAACCATTGTCTTAGATTCATTCATAACACCAGAATTAATATATATAACTTGATTTTGATCAAGAGGTATATGCTCAACCTTTTCTTGCTTATCAGGGTGACGTGGATCAAAAATTGGCTTTCTATAGATAAATCCACGAACCATCATGTTTTGTATATTATTATATACAGGGTCAATTAATTCAGCAGGTAAATTAATTGCACCTAGAACACCTTCTTGAATATGGTCCTTATGTATAATAAGTTCAAAGAAAAGTTCACCCTCAACAAGTAGCTGTCTAAAGTATTGCCAACCTTTGTTTTTAAGATCAAAATATTCAGCAAATTTGTTAAACTCCTCATCGAGATTAGTTTTGTCTTGCGAGCTTAAATCTGTATGGCGTAGTTTAAGTATTATTTCTTCACCGTTCTCATTTGTATTAATAGTCTCATCACAAAGCTCATCCAATGCATCTGCTACATCTGAATATGCGGCTATCATCCTATAATCACGTAATCTACCACCCTTATTCTCCTGGATGTTTGCATACATCACCTGACCGAAAGATGAATCTTTACCTATGGACCCAATAGGTAGATTATTATATTCATTCGATATAGAAATCGAATTTTTAGCTAGAGCTTCTGTTCTTCTTAATCCCGCATCCGCAAAGATTTTATATTTTGGATTTAAGTGGTTATTATCTGTATCAATAATATTAGCATACGGTAGTTTATTTTGAATAAACGCTGCTAAACCTCTACCAAATGTTGACGAGCGACCGTCATTGCCTGTGTAGTTCTTATTTTGATTCGAAGTTGTACCATCCATCTACAACATATTTATTCACATGTTCGTAAAAGTAAAGTTATTTATGTTATAAGAGCTCGACCACCCAACTTCATTATTTACAATAAAATTAAAATTGCACTCACCTGTAAGTGTAGGTAATGAAATTGTTAACATATTATCGGATAATATATTATAATATTGACTACTGAGAATATAACCTGTGGTAGACCCTGTATATTCTGAATTTATACCTGTTAATGTACCTGCAATACTGCTTGTTGTGCTTAGTAATATCGCTGTTGTATGATTAAAATTAGTACCATATATAAGAAAATTGTTAGTAAAATTCTTATTAATATTAAAATTAGAAACTATTTCATGCAACTTACCTTGACCAGAAAGATTATAATATATGTTTGAAAATGTAGGTATTGCGGATAAGCTAACTGTCTCTATATTGTCAATCCCAGATGTTGCTGCAAAGAAACTATTATAGTTGTCTTCATCAATTATCATATTCTTATTAACCGGTATAAAGTTAGAATCAATAAAATATATTCGACTTGATACATCATTTTTGTCTTTAAAAAGCCATCCTTTTATTGTAAAGCTTGTATCAGCTACAACTCTAAATTTTTCTGAATATGATATATCCGTTGGTTCGGTTAGTCCAATATTACCGCTCCACAGTACCTCAGAGCGTATCTCAACAATTTGTGATGGATCTACAGACGGTTCTTTCCATGATAATATAATATACGGGTTATTATACGGTATAAAATTCGAAAGAATTTGATCCATATCTTGCATATAACGCGTTATAATTGACATACTTACCTCGATATTAATAGGTACTGGTGTCTTTATAGTACTATTATTAGTCTCACTAAGGGGATTATAAACATTATCAAGTTTATTAAATACTCTCGTTGTATCACGTGTTATACCCGTTACCGTAACAGCAACAACAGGTAATGTAAGATTTTGCGCTTTATTAACAATGTCATACATTACCCTTTGCTTAGGCGCTAAGACATAACGAACTTCTATATCTTCGCGTGCTTTTCTATCGTTGTCGTATCGTTTTACAACTACATCATTAAAAGCACATAAAAATTGCGTGAGTAAATCTTTTACTTCGAAGTTATATGTATAATTACGCATCCATATGTATTTAGTCTACGCAAATCTATCTAAAAAGTATTTTGGAATCTTATGCTTATACTTTACAATATTTTCAACAATAGCTGCATCAAGAATGTATGTAATACAATGATCTTTATTAGAACGCACACCACGACCACATGATTGAATAAGTGAACTAAGCATTTTATTTGTATACCAGTTAAAGTCTAATTTCATCATTCGCTCTACACGCTTATCATTTGTAGGTAAATAAGGTGCCTTAATAATAATTTGAAAGCGTGCTAGATCGTCTTTTAAATCTACACCATGTGACATAGACGGTGATGCCATTATAGTTGGTTCAGTAGAATTGTAATGTATATCTAATAACTCTTCATTTCTAACACCTGGTTCACGGTACAAAATACGCGAACATTTAACATTATCCTGCAGATATTTTGTAATTGTATTTGTTTGTGTATGAATAAGTCCTTTATCGTTAGCGTGATGCTCACAAATTTGTCTTACTTGTTCAGCAATCTTAGGAAGATTTGCCTGCATATTACTGTAATTTAGCTTAATCTTTGTATTTGCATATATAGGAGCTTTCTTAGGATCAAACGTTGACTCTGCCTCAATATATTTGAACTTATCAATACCTAACGTCTTACAAAAATTAACTGGATCGATAATAGTTGCCGACATAAGAATTACTTTATCAGCAAAATTAAAAAGATATTTAGATAATTGATCAACCTTAAGAGGCATAAAATTAATACCTTTTGCGGTTCGTTCAAAAAGGTACTCACTATCATGCCATGTATCAACAATAGCACGTAATTTGCTATGTAGAGTTAGGAGTTGAATAACTTCATTTTTCTTCTCGTTAATTGTAGCTGTAATAACCTTACCTGTTGTTTTAGCAATAGCATCACGTAGATCTTCGACTTGATCTTCAATATCCTGACAGAGAGTATTTACCCATTTACCTACTTTACCGTAGTCAGTATTACTTGGAAACGGTCTCACAATAACCATAGATTTCTTAAGAAAATCAAAATTAATTTGACATGAAAATGCTTTTACAAGCTGGTCTTCAAGCTCGGAAGCTTCATCGCAAATAAGATATTGCTTTCGCTTTACGTGATCTGGTAATGCAAAAAACATATTATAGTTGAGGGTTGCAAACTTAGATATGATTGCTTTATTACGAGCATTATAATAAGGGCAGGAGTTACGCTTCCAACAATCTTCCTTAAGAGATTTAATATGTACGCATGGTGCACTTTCTACAGTAAAATTATTATCGTAGCTACATTGATAATTTGACTTACCTTTTAATACATCTACTTCGTTAAACAATTCTTTATATTGATCCTGTAGAGCCTTAGTGATTGTCAATGCAAATGCTCCGAATGGCTTTTCTTCTGCCGCTTCATCTGCATTTTGATATCCACCGAGATTGTTGTGCTTGTATATCTGATAAGATGTTACAAGATCTTGAAATTCTACAGAAGGCTCCGTCGAATCGTTACCAAGAGTCTTAGAAATAAACGATTTACCCGAACCGGTAGGAGCACTACATACAACAAATTTATAACCTTCCACAAATGCTTGCTCTAGACTCTTTACGAGTTTAACTTGCGATTTATTAGGGGTGAATGTTTCAGGGAATTTACTAAGTAGACCAGTAAGCATATATTATAATGATATAGAAGTTCCCTTTAGTTTAAAGAGATAAGACTAACAACATTATCATATATTTTATGCGACGAATTTATTTTACAGGATTTTAATTTTCCTATTACCGGTTGCGTATTATTACACAATGAGCTAACTTTATAGTTAAGAGTACATCTACCTGTATCGGTATAATCAATAGAAAACGGATATGGTAGCTCAAGAATTTTACTTTCACCCTTATCAGTTTCAATATAGAACTTAATAAAATACTGCTTTACATTAAACAATTTTAATTTACCTGTTTTTAATATTTTATTATCACATTTAAATATAACTTTTGATTGTAAAAAGTTTTGTAGTATTTTATTGTAGTGCTCTAAACTCATGAGTTCATAAATTGTATTTTTTGATCTGTTGACATAGGGTATATCTCATTATTAAATGTCTTCCAGAATTCATCGTTTGCTGGCATTTCTCTCAATACGTCTACTTGATCCGCTGAAACTATTCTATAGTTCTGCATTAATATATCCCAAACAACACAAACATTTTTTACTGCTTCATTTATTTGTTTTTGATGCTTTGGAGGATTGTAATTCAGTACAATTTTACCATTCGTAGAATTAAGTAGTTCGAATGATTTTGTACAAATCATTCTTCTTGTTGGTGATTTATCAGCAGACTTAATACGTCTTGTAAATCTTAAATCAAGTACATTATTAAGTAATAATGTTTCAAGAGTCTGTCGCGTTACTATCATTTTCTTTTGCTTTACAAATTCCGAAGATTCTATTTTCGTTTAAAAATACACCGTTACTTACAATACCATAATCTTTGATTGCCATATTCGCGATAGTAATACCTAAATTACTTGGAAACACAACGATATCACCAACCTTAGTATATTTAACTTCTGGTCCTGCGAGAATTACTCTTGCTTTTCTCCACGCCTTTGACATTGTATTTGTTGGAATATAAATTCCATTTCTTAGGATTCCGTCTTTATCAGGAGCTAAATCTACATATTCTACTAAGACAATATCGTCAAAGATAAATGTTAGCTCTAAATCCTCTAAACCGAAATCTCCGTCTGAGTGTGATGAAAGATCGATGAGACTTCTCATCGGCGCTAGTGTGTCGATACTTCTTGATGCCATACAGTTAATTAGGTAAGGTTCTAATAAAGTCAAGGTATATACTCACCTCACGTTGTGATATCATTTGATTCCGAGCAAGAATGGGAATATTTGTATCTTCTTTTTCTTCTTTTTCCTTCTTCTTTTTTACGTAGGAAATCTTTTTATATTTACTTGTAGGTAGTAAGTGATGATATAATTTGTATTGTTCATTTTTATCATCGAATAAACCTGTAAACCTATTAAATGTTTCATTCACAAAAACAGCTTGAGGCTTATCGTAAAATGAAATCCATCTATTTAGCATATAAGGAACAAACGCTTGAAGACCTTCATAGTCGAGATCTTCAGCGTTTGCCTTCTTACTAAAAACTAATTTTCTTAGTAAGTCGAAGAAGTTCATACAATAATCTTACTAGTCGCGATTTGAATGTCCTTAATTTCGTTATTAAAGTAGGTTACTACTTTAGAAATAAACACTTCAATTTGATCATCACTAAGATTAGAGCTATATGCGAAGCCTGGCGCTTTCTTACCAGCATTAACATTAATGCCTGTATGACCAATCGCTACATTATCCTTTGAATATGTAATAGATACGCTTACCTTACCTACCTCGCGTTCAGTTTTATCTGAGCCAAGAAACTTATCATGAACCATAAGATCATCACCCTTCATCTGAATAGGTCTTTGAATAATATGTGACAATACGTTTGCAATAGCTGTATTAAGTAGACGTTGAAAAGCTACAGCACCAATAGGGCAAAGATTAGGAATCTCCCAACAGAAGTTAATAGCGTCGTCACTAAAAATATAATCTTTAGTAAGCGAATCTTCAAGATCAATTAAATTATCACTCACAAACATTGGAGCTCTAAAAGCTACAATATTACCGTACGGAGATACTTCTTTATTAAAAAAACGATACGCGAAGCGGGAGTGAATTAGTGAACCGTCGTATATATGTTGTTGAGCAATCATAAGAATATGGTAACCTATAACCCGATTAATTCAACATATGAATTGAAATTAATTCACCATCCTTAAAAATATGCCTGGTGTTTTTACGTCTTTTAATTAATAAGCTTCCTTGGGTTTTGAGTTTTTGTAAATTAGCCTCTACCATCCCTGTACGTCTTACAAAATCCTTCGTACAACTATACTCTACAACACCGGTATTCGATGTTATGGTAAAGGGTTGTGCTTGAGGATGTTTATGATCTTTACCGTATATTTCAACCATAGTCTTACCTCGTCGTGGATCAACATAGTTAGGGTTATTGGTTATTTCCTGTAAGGTTTTACCTGTACGTTTGCCTTTCATATCAGTTGAAATTGTTCTTGCATGCTTTTGTCTTAACCACTCATATATTTTACCTGTAAGTCTCTGCTGTTTATCATTACATGTATTTGACATCATCCATGCTGCATATACTAAGCTACCTATATTGGGATGTATTTTGACTAGTAGTTGATGACATACAAAATGCTCTTTAGCTGTAAGCTTAGCAATATTACTTTTATCGTCTATACCACCTAGGCACTTAGGTATAATGTGGTGCTTTTCTGAGTATCCTTCAATATTACGTGTCTTAGCTCTCGTAATAATATTATCGTAAATTAACTTATAATTCATATATAAGTATTTATGCTAGTCGCCTTTATATAACGCTAAGATCCCCATTATATATCGGATGTTCAATAATCATATCGTTATTATAACTTATACATCTAATTCTTCAAGCTTTATATTTTTAAAAAGTATATTTCCTTCATATTGCTCCATATGACTCCACACTTCTACAAACCCTGCTTCGTTTAAAAAATTTGTAAATTCATCTCGAGTTATAACCCCCTTATAGGTTTCTATTAATGCAACTTCTGTATGTATATATCTTGTTTTGCTTAATATTTTGGGTGAGTTTTTTAAGACAACAGGTTCGAATCCTTGTAGGTCGAGCCACATAAAATCAATAATATCCAATTTTTCATTAATATACCACTCATCTAGATTAATCGTATTAACTTCAATTTCGTTATTAAACGTTATATCACTATATACCTCTAAGTGAGCTTTAGGCTTGAGTAGAGATGAAGATCCCCACGCGCTCCCACGGTTATCACTTACATTAATAATACTCACCCCTGTAATATCAGATAGAGCAAGATTTGATAAAATTACATTTGTTCTATCAGATAATTTACTTTTTGTAATGTTGTATAATTCAGGTATTGGTTCAAAGGCATATAGTTTACCGGTGGTTAGGAAATCACTGAAGATTTCTGTATCTGTACCATCTGATGTGCCAGCTTCAACTATTGTTGAATCTCTATCTAAGTGTGTATATAACCACTGTTTAATATATTGGTCCATTATTGTATAAATGATTTAAGGTTAATTTCTTGATAATAATCTTCTAGAAAGATTTCTTTACTAGGTGTAAAGGGTGTATTTAGTAGGTTGGGAATTTCATTGACAGTTTTAAAAGTCCTACATGTATGTAAAAGTTCGGGGTAGTAGTGTAATAATTTATCTGTAACTTGCTGAATAACTACAGTATTAAGATGTCTGGCTTCATAATGTCTAATATTAACGAATGTGCCTGTACCGAAAGGGTTAAGTATATATTTAACACTATTAATTTTATTAATAAACTCATTATAGCTAAGAGTATTATTTGTTACAATTGCTTCAAATTCTATTGGTAAATTTATTTTTTTAATATCTTCTATTATACATGATCGATTTTGATATTGCTCACCATATATACAGCCTAAAAAAAGAAGCTTATCTGCTTTTTCTTCCCACGGTATTGGTTCTTGCAATTTAGTATCTCGCGAAATAAACTGTTTGCATGGAGTTGCATCTTTAAGTATGTGAAGGTCATCTATATCCGCTATAAATTGATACTTATTATGTATTGTATTAAATTTGTTTTGAATGTCTTCATTCCATGGGAAGTGTGAATTAAAGATCTTTTCATAATTAAAAGCAATTACACGAATATTTTTACTATTTAAATGATTAATAAAGTTAGGATCAGCCCATATTTCAGCATTATGGTGTTCATGAAGGATAAATAAACAACTTATATCAGAGGATATAAGTTGTTGTAAGCTCTCTATATGAAAAAAATCACTGTCATTAAATGTGTTTTTTAGACCACTAATAATATTTGTAAAAAATGTTGTAGTGTCACTATGCTTAAGTTGATGTAATATACCTATTTTCATAATATGTGAGAATTTAAAAAGAACGGAGCTGTTGGAAAACACATATTATAAGGTGTGTCTCTAAATAGAAAGTTTTTTGGTTGGTATATGACTGTTTTATTATAAATTGCAGCTGTTAGGCAGAAAGTTGAATTAGAACAGATAATATTTTTAGCAAGATGTAATGTAAGCCAGTCTATAAAATATAGATTAGCGCTATATTCAAAATCGAGTAGGGGGAATTTTTTTTGTAAGGTGGGTATGTTTGTTAAGAAGTTTATATCCTCAGTGAAGATATAAACCTTTGTTATTTCTTCATAATTATTTACCATATGCTCTAAACATTCTATATAGTAGTCTAGACTAATTCTAACATCACCCCACTCATTTGGGTAATTGGCAAAATCTGTACCTCTATAATGCAAACATATAGAGGTATTGTTTATTATTTCTCGCTGCTGATTACGTACACTTTCTAATAATTCCTTTTTAAATTTGAGAGTTTTAAATATTTCATACGATGGAAACAGCGGTGTATTATGAAACCACCCACCAACCCAAAAATTGTCCGGGAAATTAATCTGCTTATTATAGAGTAGATTAAGTGAGCTTAATAAATTTCTCCTATCTTTATCTTTATAAATTTCTATATCACCGCCCCATTCCTCATCAAATAAATTAACAATTTCTTCGGGAGGGTCGCATTTATATTCACTTAAATCAAATATTTCATCTAAATTAGAGTCTGTTGTTATACGTAGGTTTAAGTTTTGTAAAGAGCTTAAATTAAGGCAAAATAAAAGATGTAATATATGATTACCAAAAGAAGCGTTTGGACCACATACTGTCATGTGCTCCTGACTTGTATAGATTGTTTTTAATCCTTTATTAGACATGTTTGTCTGCCAGTAAAAATTAATTTATAATTACTATCTATTAAGTAGGGTACAAGCAGAGCGCCCTTACCGTTCATACCGTTAGGATCAATAAAAAAGCCGCTGCTAGAATTAAACCCAACATCTGTATCATCTATTAAAATAATATGTTTGGTGTTAAGCTTATCATACGCTGCATGGTAAGCTTCTAGATGCTTTTCACTTGCATCGCTGTGATCAACATCCCACGCGTCTAAAAAAAGTAAATCAATTTTTTTATCAAAGTTTTTTAAGAACTCTATACCATCACCATTAGTAACCCTCCACTTATTATTTAAATTGAGAGTTTTAAGTAAATCTCGTGTTAGATCGGTAGACTCACTATTAATATCGACACTATAAAACTCTTCACAAGCAGGAGCTAATATTAAACTGCTATGCCCTTCCATACAGCAACCGTGGCTATAATCATCTATATGATGGTTAATAGGTGTTCTATTTGTACCTATTTCAACTATAACTTTAGTTTTAAATTTTTCAAATATTTCTAAAGCCTGTTTAAGATACGTATAAGGCTTGTCACGCTTGTCCCAATCAACACTATTCATATATTTTTATATACAATAGTGTCTAATATATGCAACTACATCCACGAGCAATCCCACATATGGCAACAGAATGTTTCTTTTTTAATGTATGAAGTATAGTTGTTTCCTTTATTTTTACAAATATTAAAATTAGGGTAAGGGTATAAAAATGAATTAGGTAGCGCTACTATATTATCGAGATGTATATTTTTAAATAATTTTCTTGTTGTGAGATAAGGTCCTGTTGTGTCAATTACTTCCATAGCATCCCCGCATTTTACTTCTTTATCTAAATTTAACATATCCTCTATAATAGGGCTTTTTATACTACACCCTATAATACTATTAAGAACAGTGGGTTCACGGTCGTATGCTATTCCACAAAAAAAGTCTAAATCTAATAATTCGGTAAAGGGTCGATTGATAATAAAATCTGTATCACAATAAATACCACCAAAATTATATAAAATTTCCAGACGCAATAAATCTGACTTTTGACCAAAATTAGGAGTTTTTAAAAATTGGTTGTAATTTTTAAATGACGGTAAATTTTGTATTGTATCGTCAGTCCATAAAATATAATTCCAATTATCAGGAAGACTTTTTCTTATATTATCACATTGTTGCTTTTGCTTTAACGGTATATTACCACCGAGCCATATTTGATGTATCGTTTTTGGTATAACTTCCTTCTGCTTTTGTCTTGTTTTTATATTATCATATACCGTTTTAAGACTATCCCATTTATCTTCCAATTCTCGCTCTGTATTATAATAAACCGAGTTAGACATTGAAGATTCAAAACTAGGCCAATTATTTTTCATTTGTTAGTCTATTAAGTATTTGTTTACACATACCTTCAAGTGTGAAGTATTGCTGATATATTCTTTGACCTTGTTCTAACATTTCTTTTTGCTGCTCATCAGATATACAGGTCAATTTATCCTTTAATTGATTAATATCATTTTCATGTATAAGTATACAAAAACTACTCCAATCAATAACATCTTCAAAAGGAAACCACCTTTTGTCATATATAATAACAGGTATTGAATTAAGCTGTATAGCTTCATATATTCTAAAACTCTGCGCTCCGTATCCACGTGGACATAGGGTAAATTTTGACCGCTTGGTTGTATCTATAAATGTAAGTAATCTATCATTAGATACCTGAGGTGTCCAGTTTTGTGGTGAAAAAACAATATCTGAATCAGTATGATATAGTCTATATATTTTTTCTCTTAAAGATCCTTCAATTATTGAACCTACAAAAGAACAAAATATATCTTTTTTAACAGGAATTAATAATTGAGGATCTAGTTGTGAGCATATTAATGGTATTGGTATTCCATTGGTATTACCACCTGCCTCAAAACTTAGCGTATTATTTGGAAGCCTTTCTGTAACAGCATCATCATGCTGTGATATAGTAAAGTATTTACCTATAGGTAAACAATCTAAATAAGGCTGTATTAAATGTCTATTTATATTTGTAATATAAACATTAGTCCAGAATACGGGTATAAGAGTATAACCAGTTTTATCAAAACTTTCCTTATTATTTAAATAAAAATTATAAAAATATTCTTCCAAGTATTTTCCTTGATGATAGGGCGGATAAACAGGGTAATCAGCAGGCGGTCTTAAGTTTTTAAAATTAATAGACATAATATTATTTTATATGGAATTGTAATATGCATTAATAGTATTAACTACCATGTTATTAACACATTTTTAGGATGTGTTTGTGGAATTTCTCTATTAACTTTTACTTTATGATTTTTAATTTTTTGGATAAACTCTTGATGACTATAACCATTCATGTTATTATATATCATATAGCAGTGTTGTGAATTATTAACTACCTTATCTATATACATATCTTGAATATCTTTTGCGCATTCAGAGAAAGCGTAGTTACTAATTACCAAATCTGATGATATATTCGTAAAGTCACTCGTACCATCAATATATTCCAATTCAATATCATCTAACTTAAGCTCGGTTATATATTTACGTGTAAGATTTATAACGGAAGGTAAATCAATAAAGGTATATTTCTTAGGTTTAAATAATTGACGCAATACAGAATATTGACCGCCATAGCCTACACCTATTTCAACAATATGCAAGTTGTTTATATTAATCTGTGAAAGGTCGTTTAGTACTTTAACATATCGTAGCGTTGTTGGTGAGAAATTACCTATATTATCATAATTAAAGGTAATTGGTTTACCAATAATATCGTTAATTTTAAATTTCTCAATATTATCTATAATGTCCTTATTAGTAAGTTGTTGTAAGTATTCAACACCTTCTTCATAAGTAACATGCTCTAATATTTCATTATATGATGAGCTACGCTTAAAATTTTTGAATATATCAAAATTATCTACAGCTTCTTTACAAAAATTAGGATACCTTTGATTGTTAGAAATACTACTCATATTATTATTTTATAAGATTTATTATTTTTTATGAATAAATCTACATCGTCTTTTTGTGGATCTGTATACCACCAACCTAAGCTTTTATTACGACGTGAGAGTGGGATGTATATTTCTTCTGGATCACCTAAGAACGAAGCCCACCACGCAAAAGTTGATTGTGACATAATTATTTTTTTTGCATTCGCAATAAAGAGAAAATCTTCTAATATTGTACTACTTTGAATTTTAGCTTTATATTCCTGTTGTAGCGCTATCACATCATTATCTATATGCTCGACAACAATTGTTAAATCGTCTTTATTAACATTATTAAGAATTTTTCTATAATTTTCTATACCCAGATAAACACCTATATCCTTATAATCACCATTTCTAATATATAAAGCAGTGTTATTATGTCTTATACCTGCTGTTGCTTCTATAAAAAATTCTCTTAATTTATCTCTATAATTTGTATAATATTCTTGACGCTGTGCAAAAGAATTAATGATTATATCACCATCATGATTACATATATTATCTATATTAATAAAGTGATCACCATATTGTCTCGTATAAAGTGGGTTTACTATATCACCTATAGTTGTACATAGTTGTGTATTCTTAAAAAATTCAATAGGCGTTGTAATAAGCTCCCTACCCGTCTTTAGATGTATAATATACGCGAGAGCATTTATAAACATTTTATTTCCAATCCCTGTACCTGGTATATTATAGGCAATTATCTTATTCATACATGTAATGTTATAAATTTGTTATTGAGGTATTTTGTAAATCCGACGGGGGAGAGATAATCGGTATATATTTTTCGAATTAGCTTTTGATGATTGTGATATTCTTCGTCTGTGATATTACTCCAATAGTTATTAATGATATGATTTATATCACCTATATTATCAATCCATATACCTATATTTTTCCAGTCAATTACATCTTCACAAGGTAACGTTATATCTGTATTAATAATTATAGGTATGCACCCTAGTGACATACATTCGTATAATCTATAAGAGAAATTACCTGCTCCACTGCAGCATAATATTAAATCAGAATTGCTCATATGGTGTACATAATCCATACGTATATCCTTGTTGTGTATTTTACCTCCCCAGAAACTATCACGTATCTTAAAATCGCATATAATACTCTGATTTGTAGTTAGCTCATTAATAGCTTTCCGTCTAACTATATTGGTTATTGCTCCGCAAAATCCTACTACTGGTTTTTCTACTTTCTTCTTTATATTTAAATTAACTAAATCGAGAAAATCGCAACTCCAAGCAGGTAGTCCAGACTCATTTATTTTTTTCCTAGAGTTAATAATCGATGTACGGTATATTTCTACAAATTGTGGTAAGCATGATGGGGTATTATTATCATCATTGTAAAAGCATATTAACTTCTTATTAAACTGTTCAGCTAATTTGATATATTTTACTATGTTATTATCTAATTTATATGGATATACAATTACATCACAATCTTCTATACTTGCATATTCTACTAATTCAGTTATATCCTTTATCCATGTAGCAGAAGAAGAAAAATCCTTATTAGCTCTAATTATTGATTCATCGAGAAATGGAATAAGTAAGAATTGCTCTGTTATAAAAGAGTTATAATTTACATCAGCTTTGTCGAACCATATTTTCATTTAATTTAATCATTTCTAATAGTTTAATTTTATTTTCAACTCCAACGACATAATTAGCGTGATGTAGTAGAATATTATTAGGTGGTATAATGTTTGTAATATTGTCCCAAACAAAGGTACCATTAGCATTTTCAAAGAAATTACCAATCGTGTAAAATAAATTTTTATCAAGTGTTTTATACTTAACTATATCTTTTAAGCTATTAAGAGCAACTTGATCATTAACCATTTCACGGAATTTATTTTTTATGGTTGTAAATAACTCTACCGTTCTACTATTAGATTTACACCCAAAAAATCCTGCACATAAACTACCCCTATCTTCCTGACATATAATGTCATTATCTATTAGTTCGGATTGTATATAATGTACGAACGGCTTAAAGAACTGTATATCACAATCAGCAAATATAAACTCCTCTGTTTCACTTAATGCGATAAGTATTACATCAAGTTTAATATCCATAGAATCAAGCCAACCACTAGACATGAATGAACCAGAATTGGTTGTTTGTTTGTGGTAAACAGCTTTAATTAAAACTTCTTCTTTACTATATAATCTACGTAATGAGGTTTTAAAATAATCCTCATACATCGATTTATGTGTATCACTATAATGTGTATATATTATCATGCTAGCTGTAACGTAGTACCATCTATATCAACTACAGACCAGTTAGGTTCTAACTTTAAGTATTCACTTAATAACTTAACATCCTTAACACGCTCATCAACGAGGTTATACCATAATTGATCACTAATTTTATTAACATCAGCGACCGCCATTCGTTTAGCAGTATCGTCATGTACATTTTTACCTAAAACCCAATGTCTATGTTCAATCATAATATCACCTCGATATACCAGTCTATCAAAAGCACTAAATAACTGATGTAACCATTGATCAACCCAATTAATTTTAAATTCTTCTCTCATAAACACTCCTAATACTTCTGCATACTTTCTATGGCAGAAAAGATTAACAGCAAGTTTAGCGCCGTGGCAATCATCGTTACAGTGCACTGCTTTAATATTATCACTGGGCATCTCTTTAAATTCATTTAAAATCTCTAGATCCCAATCCTTAGTCTTAAAAACCATATCATCACCAATCATTGAAATAATATCATCTGTACTTTCTTTGACTAGTATATTCCATAGTTTACCTAAACCTAAAAACTTACCTTCATTTTCAATCTCAATAACCTTTAAACTAGGTATCCCTTTAGCAACTTTTTTTATTGTCTCCAAGGTCGGATCATCTTTATCAACACCATAGTAGATATTAACGTTATTAATATCACTAACGGTTGTTAGTATTGAGAATAATAACGTTAAACGGTTATTCATTCTCTCTCTTGTAGGTACTAGTATAGCGATTTTCATTGTAAGTAAATTGATTTAAGGTCTGGGTTAAAGTAGAGTGCTGCTGTAGCCATATTAGATATAGGATGTATTAGGTAATCACATTTAGATAGCATATATACATCTATAAAATAGTATATTGCATCTTGTATTGTTCCAGGTAAAAAATGCGGCTCCATATCTGTATCTTTTTCTGTTCTCTTAATATTAGTTGAATAAACAACTTTTAAATTTTTAGTATTCTTAAAGGATGTTAGATCTACCATATTGTCAACACTAAGTATACATGTTTTTTCACCCGGCATACTTGATATAATGCTCATATATTTCTCTATATCTGGCATTATGTTATTATTCTGCTCGCACCTTAACAGCTGATTACGTTTTAATATCCCTATTTTAATAGTATTCTTATTAGCAAAGCTATTATCTATTATATTAATACTATCTTTAAGCAACTTGGTCGGTTTAATATACTTGTTATAGGTATTATAAAGCTTATTACGCCATTCACTATTGCCTGTATATAGATTGTGTGCGTTTTTACCTGTGTACTGTAACTGTTTAAACTCACTAATATTAATTTTAGACTTAATATCTCTACCCTCATCGTAACACTCAAACAGATTCGAGAAAACTTCTTCGCAATTATATGCAAAAGCTCCAAACGGTTGCCCCTTTAAATTCCACGTAACTTTAGAAACATCCTCGTTATGTGTAAGATGTGTTATTATCTTATTAAAATTTGAGAAAAAACCACCCTCATGGTGGTTGAAGTCTATATGAATACTCACTTTTTAAGTTGTTTAATTATTTGTATAACTTGATCCTTTGTTACAAATGGTGGCTCGTTTGGATAATGACCATGCTTTTGTTTATAAATTTCTCTACCACCGTATACATTTTTATGCCATTGTTCATTATCGTTAGCAATAGATGAATTATTAATAGCATCAGGCGCTTCAGTTAGATATTTGTGACTATCATGTAAATCTGCAAACCACCAAAATGGCGGGTGGTAACCTGCTTTGATAATTCTATATGTATGATCAACATGCTCCCATGCATTGTAGAAATCATCATCTATAAAACCTACCTTCTCCAGTACCTCTTTAGTAAAGAAAGAAAACATAGCGACTGTATGTTCAAATAAAGATACCTTTATATACCCGTAGTCTATAATGAGCTTAGGATTTGGTTCTGTATGTTGATCAAGTAAATGTCTGTTGTGTAGATCGAAATTATGTATTGATTGCTTACGATTGAATGGTGAACCAGGACCATAGTTAAAATGATGTATACCGCTAGCTTTATGAGCTTCAATATATCTATCAAAAATAGTAGGATCTAAAATGAGCATATCATCTTCAATTATAAAAATATAATCGCAACCCTTATCTAAGAGATGCTGCATAGCTTTATTTTTTGATTTACCTACGCCTATATTAGCTTCGTTATTTACCCACTCTCCGAATGGTAATTCAAAATTTTCTAAAGGAGAGCCGTCATTAATAATAACCAGATTATCTATAGAAGTCTTACACATAATTAATGTGCCTAATAATCCACGTAGGTAGTCAGGTCGATTACACGTAATTATACCAACACCTACCTTACCTCTTACATCGCTCATTACATTGTTAATTATATCACCACTAATAAAAGATCAACTGTAATAAATACATATATGGCGTGCACAAATGGTACTAAAACATACGTTAATATAAAAGAGCTTCCGGAAATAAGTGATATTAATAACGGTGACTTTTTAATTGTTGAAACAACTAACGGTACAACTATATTAGATTATCAAAATTTCCTCGTAACACTAGATAATACTACATTTGCGGACCAGATCACAACAAATACAACAAATATTGTTACTCTTAGTACAGATTTAGCATCTCTAAGTAGCTCATCAGCTACTGTATCTCAATTTAATACGCTAAATTCTGCTGTTACAGCTCAATTTAATACCCTAAATTCTGCTGTTACAGCTCTTACATCTACAACAGCAACAGATACATATGCTGTATTTAGTTTATCAGGGTATAATAATAATGGTCTCAAACTTTTAAGAGGTTCTAATATTTACTCTCTACAAGTCAATCAGGTTTCTCCTAGCTTATCTAGTGTAAAAATAACCTTTAATAATCGCTTCTTAGATAGTAATTATGGATATACTATAAATACACAATTATCTACTATTGCTGGTCCTGATTCACTTAGTGATATTACTACGGATTATATTAATATCTATATAAAGGATAGATTTTATAATAATAACTCGCTCACTGAGCGTGCTACTATTAGAATAGTGGGCGGTCAGACTGCTTGACCGGTATACTAAATTTCTTAAACAGCTCCTTTTCTTTTTCTTCAGCTTCAAGAGCTGCTTTTTGCTGTTTAACGAGTGTTTCTAGTTCAGAGAGATTATCAGAATTAAAGATAGAATGTTCATCACCATATAATTCGCCAGTAGGTGTGAGATAATCCGAGATCGTATCAATACGCTTTTGCGGGCTTGTAGGTAGTACAATAATACCCGGAGAATCATCTTTAGGGTAGAAAATATCTGCATCATAGTTTTGACGATATTGAATATATAGCGCATCAAATATTTCATCAATTTCTTTTATATATGTTTCATCAGTTTCACGAAGACTATCATCAACGATTTTAATAGCTGGATCATACTTTAGAAGTAAAATAAGGTCTAAGTGTCTCATTGACTCTCTAGTAAGCTTGATTGCTTTATCTACATATTCTTTAGTAAAGCCTTCAACCTCATGATCATGAGCCCAGAGAGTATACGCAAGATTATCAAGTGGGCACCTATCAAATACAATGTTAGAGTTAGCGTCGGTAGACTGTAATTGATCTAACATAAAGTTAAGAATATCCCACTGTGTATCAATTGATGTACCGGATGAGTGAGGTAAATTCTTTTCTTTAATAAGATCTCTATAGGTCTTAGAGGGTGTTTTGTAGTTAGGCCAAACAGCCAATATATTATCAACAAGTGTGGACTTACCGGTGTTAGCTGTACCTGAAACTGCGATTCTCATACTTATATATAGTTTATGTTACATATTTTTCAAGAACGAAGCCCATTCATCCTTGTAAATATCAAAAGATAACCCCCTATTTGGGTTATAAGGCTTATATTTAAGCTTTAACCCAGCTTGTTCGGGGGTAAGAGATGCTTTTCGTGAATTGGTTAACCGACAACAGCAAACCATATTTTCCCATGTATCAGTACCGCCTCTGCTTTTAGGTATAATATGGTCAACACTAAGATCGTCTTTAGAAAGTTTTTTACCTGTGTATACACATGTAAAATTATCGCGTTTAAGAATATTTTGTTTGGTAGGAAATGATACACGATTATATACGATTTTATCATATCGAGCACATACTACCACGGATGGAATACGAATAGGTCCACGGGCTGTTTGAATATATTCGTCAAACGGTCTTATAGGTAGTTCTAACCATTCTTTTACACTCGGGATAGGTACAAAGTAATCTATAACCTCCTGATTAATTTTATTTTCATCTGTAGTTTCATAACTAATATCAAGCGGAATTACAGATTTTGAAAATATATTACCAAAGGTTCTTTCAATATCTTCCACGGCAATAGGGAAGTAGTATTTATTAAGAACTAATATCTTAGCCTTCATCAAACACGTAGAGCTAAATTCCAGAGTACAAGATGAAGTCTCGGACTAAAATTAACGCACATAGCTTTAGCATATTCAGCTACAGTTGCAGCTTTCTCTTGATGTTCTTCACGAGATCCACAGCAAGGCATAAACCAAATACGACTTAGAGGTACATTAATACCGTTCAGATCATCAACATACTTACACCAAATTTCATCGATATCTTCTGAGCGACTAATAACAAACTTAAAGCCTGAGCCGTTTTCTTTATGCCACTTAAGTACATCAGGCTTATACGTTTTTTCTTCTGGATCTCCGTTTGTAGTTAGTTTAGGTGAAGTGGTAAATGTAGCTTTAAACTCTTCCTTCCATCTAAGATCAGGCATAAGAGTAGCATTAGTTTCAAAATCAATACGAGGTAAAAACTCATACTTCTCAACAAATGCTCTTACAAGCTTAAGTAATTGCTTTTGCTGAATCATAGGTTCTCCACCTGTAAGCTTCCAAATAGCACCTTTAGAGAGCTTATCCACGTAGAACTCCCTTTCCATTAAGTTAAAGATTTCGTTAAAAGACATCTTATTCTTGACTGACCAAGATATAAATGAATCACATCCATTTGGTGAATCTTCCGAGGCAAATCCGATACAGGTAAGATTACACATAGACATTCTCATAAAGACAGACGGTTGACCAATATACTCACCTTCTCCCTCAATCGTGAAAAAAACTAAATCATCTGATAAAAATAATGTTTCTGTATCGCAATCAATCATATTAATATTATGGTATAACAGTTCCATATTTCAAGTGTTTTGATTAAATATTATTAACATGACCCGTAAAGTGGCGCGAAAGCGCAAGCCTGCTGGTTTGGAGGAAATTTCAGATATTGAAGCTTCTTTTCAAAAAAACTGGATACTTGATTTTAAAATTAAGAAACCTTTCCACTTCAACACTAATCATCAACAGTTCTTTAATAGTATAAAGCACGATGATACAAATATGGCTTTTGTAGCTGGACCGGCAGGGTCTGCTAAGTCATATATTGCTGTATTAGCAGGACTTGAATTACTCAAGGAGAAGAAAATAACAAGTATTATATACATTAGGTCTGTTATTGAATCGGCATCACGTAGCATTGGAGCTCTACCGGGAGAGATAGATGACAAGTTCTCACCGTACGCTATGCCTCTTATTGAAAAAATAACAGAAATTACAGATGCTAGTACGTGTAATAACCTTAAAACAAATGAGATTATTCGCGCTGTACCTGTTAACTTTGTTAGAGGTCTCACATTTAACGATGCTTTAGTTATTGTTGACGAATCACAAAATTTATCTTTGAGCGAACTTATAACAATTCTAACACGCTTTGGTAAAAATACAAAGTATGTTATTTGTGGAGATTTAAATCAGAGTGATATTGGTAAACTGTCCGGCTTTAAAGAAGTATATGATCGCTTTAATACAGACGAATGCGTGGATCATAAAATCCACGCATTCGAATTTGGAGAATCAGAAATCGTTAGAAGTAAGATTCTCAAGTTTATCGTTAAGGTACTAGAAGCTAAGCAGCGTTAAGCACCCCATGATGTACCTGCAAAGGGGTTACTCATTCCTTGTGAAACTCCATTACCAACAGCAGCTCCTCTATTTGGAGCGGGCTGCTGTTGAGTCACTGTCTCAACGGGTGTCGTTGCAACTGGTTGAATTTCCGCTTCCGTGTTAAAACTATATGTTGTCTTGATTGTTTCTTGTTCTACAGCACTATTAGCCTCTGTATATACAGCAGAATTATCCTCATGTTCAAAGACTTCAACCTTATCAACCCAGCACCGACCGTCAGTAAGACTACGTACATGTTTGTCTGCAAGTTCAAATACAGTCTCAGCTGCGCGTTCAATGCCTACACCCTTATCCATAATACGAAGCTGAATAAGTCCACGACTATCAAGATCTTTGAAAATATCTAGTGATGGATCATCTGCTGCAATGGTAGTAGTATGATCAAAAAGATTATTAAGTGTAGCCTTAAGCTCTTTTAATCCTCCAAAATCAACTGCCCACCCCTTATCATCTAAGGATGAACAACTAAACCATAGTTTAGCTTTTAGCTGATATCCATGAATAAAACGACAATGTGAATGGGATGCACGCCATTGTCTAAATGCACAGGAGCCGAGCTCCATTACTTTTGTTGACTGAAAAACAGGTTTCATATCAACATTGTAATTACTATAATAGCTTAGTCAACTGTTCGAGTAAAACTTTTTGGGATACTTTAACTTTTTCTGTTAATCCACGTGTCTGTAATACCTGATAAACACTTTTAATATCATTCACGTCAAGTACGTCTTGTACGGCTGTTTTATTCGTAATATCCATAATAACCGCATCCATATCCGTTGCACCTGGTGATAGCTTATTTGCGTATTCTCGTTCGCTAATACCTAAGGTTTTGGTGATAATAGTCGATAGTAAAGCAACTGTAATAGGAGTACCTTTAGATTCGTAGTTTCTTATAATACTATTAAATGTAGGTGTTTCAGATTTTTTACTTTTTTCACCTTGTACCTGATTACCTTTTGAATCTCTTACATCCATTGAAAGTTGGTTTTCTTTCCCACCCTTAAAAACATAAGCATAATATATTTCGGATGGCGCCGAGCCACCTGTTGGTATAAATCTTTCTGCTTTAAAACTAACTATAAATCTATTTGTATTTGTATTAACTTTGGGTAAATATTGAACATTTTGTGATGCAGTTGTATCTTTTTTAACCTCTAAAACCTTTATACTGTTGGGGTTGAAGGTTTTGTAATATGATATTTTTAATTCTTGTAAGACGAATTTTTTTGGATCCGTAATTGGGGATGCATTCGGCCTTAGTTCATATAAACCTTTAGCTATACCTGTTACTGGTGACGATATCGTCTTAAGTGGTGCTGTTAGTGTATTAAACCCCTCTGGATCTAATGCATATATACCTTTTCCAACCGCTTTCATAGCTCGACCTGCAGTTCTTACTTTATCTAAAAATCCTTCTTCTAATAATTCCAACTGTGAAAGCTTATGCATATCTATATTTATAGTTGATATTATGAATATATGATATTATAATCTGATTATGGATGATTCTGAAAATACCGAAATTGGAGATATCGTTAAGCTACCATATGCTAACGGTAATGCTCCCCGTACAGAAAGGGAAAAGCAAGCTATTATTAAACGAGCTGCTAAGGCTTATGAAAAATACATGGATGCTCTTGGATTTGACTGGAGAAATGATCCTAACTCGGATAATACTCCAATGCGAGTCGCTAAGGCTTTCGTTAATGATATTGCAACCGGCTGTTATGATAATCAGCCTAATGTCACTGCATTTCCGAATAATGGTTATGACGGTATTGTTGCACAGTGCAATATTCCAGTTAAATCACTTTGTTCCCATCATCACTTAGCTTTTTCTGGTGTTGCTCATGTAGCGTATATACCGAGCCCAGAAGGTAAGGTTATCGGTCTTAGTAAGCTTAATCGTATTGTGGAGTTTTACGCAAGACGTCCGCAAATTCAGGAGGGGTTGAGTGTGCAGATTCATGACGCAGTTGACGTCGCTTGTGAAGGTAATCTAGGTGTAGCTGTTGTACTCAAAGCTCAACATACATGCGCTTGTAATCGTGGAGTAAGACATGATGGATGCTTTATGATTACATCTAAGCTGTCAGGTGATTTCCTCGCTGATGAAAAGACACGTACAGAACTTTATAAGTTCATTGATATGGCTTCCAGAAAGTAAGGAACTTACATATTATAAGTTATGAATATTTTCGTAACTAACGACGATCCCGTGTTAGCAGCACGGGATCTTTGTGATCAACATGTAAGGTCTAAAATGCAAATAGAAGGAGCTATTATGTTAGCACATGCTTTTCCTCAAGAACTCTTAGATCATCCCTCCACACCTAGAACACAGTCCGGTAAACCACGTAAATCTGGTAAAGGTTACGCAAAACATCAATGCTCTATATGGGCTAGAGAAACTAAATCTAACTTTGAATGGCTTGTAGATCACACTCTGGAAATGTTTACAGAACGAATGCATCGGTGGCCTAATTCCAAGGAACATTTTACAAAAACCTTTATTGAATGGTGTAGTAATAATACACATAATATTATTACTACACGTACTGAGCTAACACCGTATGCAGTCGCTATTAATATTGACTGTAATTGTCGTAAGCTACCGAGATTTGATCAGCTCAGCGTTATCGATCAATACCGTGCCTATATTATTCACGATAAAGACTTTGCAACGTGGACTATTAGACAGTCACCTGATTGGTATCATACTGAACACCGATTCGATCATCAGCAATATTCTTAGCATTAACATCAATTAGTGCATCGAGTTGTTTTATAAAGTCCTTACCCACTAAAACTTTATAGTCATTAGCCTCTCTATTACCGATGCTGAAAGGTACATTATCGAATTCCGTACCTGCGAACTTAACTCTAAACCCCACAACAGGCCGTTTCTCTGTATGACCTGCACCTACATTAATTGTTATAGAATCAACGACATCCTTTATTAAACGCTTTCCGTTAATAGTAGTAAAAGAAACTTTTGAACCTTGTCTCGTTAGGTCTACACCGTGTATCACATTATAAGCGCCGTTACCTGAGTCTATTTTAGCTAATACACTACCTACACCAGCTATATCCATCTCTTCGATAAGACCTATAACTGTTTTCTCAAAAAAATGTTTAAAGTTAATCATGAGTACAGTCTTTACATTCTCCACACGCGCACCCTTGTTTTGAGTATTCACAACCTGAATCCTCACTACCCATATTGTACATGTCTTGATTATGACCATCACAACCCTCGTGTTGTTGATACTCAAGCCAGTGATATACAGAAGAAATATAATCCGATGCTTTTGTTATTTTAGATGATACCCAACCCTCAAGGGAAGGTAAATCTGCAACAATTTCTTTTAGCTTAGGAGCATACTCTGTAAGCTTATGCAACTCAGACAATGCCATTTCAATTTCACTAGGATCATTTTCATGATGATCACTACTATCTGTTGATACTTCTGCACCAGGCATATCCATTGTTATCATAACAGGCTTACCCATAAGGCTCGGAGCACTTAGATCACCACCGCCTACCTGACCGTAAGCTTCTGATAACAAATTTTGGTCTCTACGTTTTAGCATAACATTATTTATGCTATACCTAAGATACTCTTTATTCTTTCTTTATCTGTTTCTTTTATTTGTTGAGGTACGAAATAATCTACTACCGCAGGATCTTTTGACGCTATCATTTCTCTAACTTTTGTACCACTTATTCCACCACCTTGTATATCTATCTTACTAATTACAACATGTGGATATTTTTCTGGATTTTTAATAAATGAATTATAACGTGCCATATCTTGATCTTTAGCTCCTGCACCGACAATTAAATTAACATTATTATGCTCTATTGCTAGATCATAAGTAGATTGTACCGGTGTAATCGAACTCTTTACGATTTCAACAGGTTTGGAGAGGTATGGTTTGTATATTGCCCATATTTGATAAGCCATTTCCTGTGTTATACCTTCGCGAGGACTCTTACCTATAAACACAACACCTTTATCTGCTCCTTGTAGTATATTTTCAAGCGCTTGAAAATGTCCATTAGTAGGTGGTTTAAACCCACCAGGTAGTACAGCTACGGTTTCTACGTTTTCTAATCTTTCAAAAAATTGTCTAAAATTAATCATATTCTTCCTTTGTTTTTATGAAATGTAGGTGATATGACTTTAAAGATAAACGGGTTACCATCAGATCCCTTAAGTTTAATTACAAGGCCTTCATACTCACCGAGACTACCAGCTAACTTATTAAGCTCATCTAAGATCTTTAAGTGCATTCTCTTCTGTATAGGAAGTAATACTTTCGTTATATGCTGCCTTAATGCCTTTTTCTCACGTTGATCATCTTGCTTTCTTGAAGGGTTATTTAAAATCTCAGCATAGTTGGGGTATTGCGAATAAAAATTATTCAACTCCTGTTCAGCTAAGTTCATTTCGTTCGATAAATTAATAGGATTAAATACTTCTATATCTAAAGGAAGAAACTTTACATCCTTAGTAGATAAATCGACTAAACTCTTTGTTATGTCATATTTTATATTACCTGGTAACTCGTTACCTTGATAATCTGTTATATTAATAATAGGGAATGTTGACCATACACCCAATTTATCCTTTTCATAATTTGTAGCTACAAAATAAACTACGCTAGGGTTATCCTCACGTGTTAAAGCGAACGGCGAATACAACCACTCAGCTTGAACACGTATACCGTCTAGATCTAAATCTTTTTTGTAGCGATCTAATGTCTTAAATACTATTTTTTTAATCTTATTAAAATTAACTTCAAATGCTTCTCGTGTAGGTGCATGTTTTATTTTTTCTGTAAAATTACCGTCTGTTACAGGGCCCGAATAACTACCTTGCAAGAAAAACTTATTTTCTGGTGTGATACCGAACTTTACACTCAAACCATCAGCTTTTTCAGATATGCTTGAATTACCGGGTTGTATGACACCGTTCGAATCATCTAGTACATTTATAAAATTAACAAAATTCTCAAAACTCATTGAGTATTGATCTGATTTATACTCTGAATAAAGATGTTGTACACCTACTCTCGTTCCTTCTGCTGTTGTACTCTCTGTTAATTTTTGCTGTGGTAGTAAAGAAGCAATATCTATACCTTCCTTTAAAATAGTCTGCCTTGCATCTGCTACTATAGCTAGAACAATATTAACATCTTTGTATCTCTTATATAAAGATGACATAATATTAGGAATTGTTTTAAGATTACGTTCTCTAGCACTTGGATCACCAAGTAAAATTTGCGATACTCTACCCGGGTCTGACCCCTCTACTACAGCTCCTGTAGCTCTATCTGTAATACCGTTTATACCACTCCACCTACAGTTAATATTTTTAGCGAGATTTGAAAGTACAATAGCTCTATGCATTCCCTTATAGGGTGGTATTTCATCGTTTGCTAATACAAATTGTGCAAATTTAATGTCATGTACAAACATAAAATCAGTTTGTACATACTGTTCATTAACTCCTATAATAGGTGTTCTGAAATGGACACTTATACCTGATCTAGCAATATAATCTTTAGGATTAAGATTTCGCTCTTCACACCAATTTTTTAATATTGCTGTTAACTCATCTTTTGTATATTTTTGACTATTAATAGCTATATCTAAATCTCCGGAAGACTCTCTTTTACCAGTACTTCCCAATAAGCATCTATTAAGATTAATACCAACAATATTTGAGAGCATATCGACCGTTGGTTTGATATTAGCTAACTGTATACGTGTAGTAGGATTTTGCTTAAACACGTTTCCTCCCTCAACAATAATATGGTAATAATGTTTAAAATCTATCATAGTAAGTTTTCTATATTTGAGCTACCCGTATTTACTTTAGAAATGTTAGCTTTTTGAAGTTTTATATCTTTAGCAGATCCTGTACGTACAAGATTGATTTGATTAGGTAAGAATCCACCTGAAGCATTTCTTATATCGAAACTATAATTACCTTTATCAGTAATAATAACTATAGATATATTTTTTCTCGATCTCCTATTATTAATATAATAAGGATATTTGACTTTAACTTCGGTTATATCACCTATAAATTCATTAAGCTTATCCTCATCAGTTACATCAGCTATTTCAAGATTATCCTTTTTGTCTTTTTGTTTTACATATATATAACCGTAATCAAATGCTGATCCAAGAAACTTATATAGTTCATCTTTATCCGCCTTATCTGTAACGTCGTGTGTTTCTGTTAAATAGGGAACTGATTGTACCTTTTCTTTATAATCTTCAAGACCGCGAACTGCTGCTTTAATATTAACAGCTCCAGCTTCCATAAGATCTTTACCTATATTATTTTTCTCCTTATTAGTAAATTTAACTTGATCATCCTCAATACCAAACATACCTTTAGCACCAGCATTTGATACTGTTTTACCACCAATATTTTTAAGTGATATAAAGTATTTTTTATTATTAGTATCTATAAGGGTGATATCAGAAATTTCATCTCCTTTATCTTCAGGACCTTTACTCGTTAACGGCCTTTTTACACGTCTACTGAATGTTTGCGTTTTATCGAGACCATCAAACTCTACATCTAAAGCACTCTCAAGTTTATCTAAAAAAGATGGTTTATCAGCTCCTTCTTCTTTATTATCAAAATATTGCTCGAGCTCTTCTAATAGACGTCGCTCGTACTCCATACCTTCATTCGAGAAACTACCACCACCGAGAGTAATAGTAAACTCATTATTTGATACTTCATCTTTAACTATATATGAAGGAAATTTACCGGATGGTGAATCGGGATCGCCTGGTAAAATTGAACCGACTATAATAAGATTGATTTCATCGAGGGTTTTTAAGAAATCTTGAGTAAACTGCTCCTTATCTTCAACTTTTTTAATAGGCTGAAATCTAATTGATCCTTTCTTACCTGATCCGCCGCGTACATCTGGGTTGGCATTTACAACAGCTTTTTCTACGTCCTTTTTTGTATTGAACTCACGTACAATAAATCTATCAGGAACAACTTTACCTGCTTCGGATATTTGTTGTCTGTATATATTAGCTAGTTGTTTGTTACGCATTTGCTAGATCGCTTTCTATATCTATATCTGATTCTTGACCGAGAAGATCCTTAATAGTTGTTACTATTTTTTCAGGGTCTACTTCTGAAAATTCATTAACAATAGGCTTTAATATTATTAATTCCTCATCTGTAGGTACATGTAATAAAGATTGAAGTATAAGCTCTTTATACAGTGGAAATATTTCAGCTAAGTTTAATTTATTTACATCAGATGTATTACTAGGTGTAGTGGTGGGTGTTGAAGTACCTGCTTGATTAACTGCTTGAGGTTCAGTTGCATCTGCTGGCTGCTCAAATAGAAATATATAACTATTTAGTAAGCTTAAAGTCTTAGATTCTATTTTTAAACTATGATCTAAACTAAGTATAGATTTTATTTCTTCTATAATCTTTGATATAGGTATATTAACAGATTGCTTAATTTCATTAATTTTATTAAAAATAAAAGTTTGTTTATTTTTGTCAAATAGAGACGGGTTAAATATAAATGAATTAGTCAAAATCTTAATAACATACTTTTCATTTTCATCTAAAGGCGTAATTACTGCTTCAGGTGGTACTGTCGCCTCTGGGGGAGCTATATTAGCGGGAGACTCTTCTGGAACCTGAGTTTCTGTTGCAGGCTCCTGTTCATTAAGTATTCTATAGTACTTTTTAAGTAATTGATCTGTTTTCATGCAATAGTTTAATAATTTGGTGTTACTGGTCTATTTGCTGCAGTAGTTATGTTTTTTGCAACCTTGACAATGGCGTTTGAAACATCAGTTCTCGCTTTAAGTACTTGAGGATTATTTTTAAGGCGTGCAGGATTTGTATTCAGTACACCTGTTATTATTTCATCCTCACCTTCTTCCTCTTCTGTAGATTGTGAGATATGTTTAAGTTCTAAATCAATAACTTTATCACCTATTGTAATAGTTACAATATCTTTAAATGTT